GTTGTTCTTTTTTACATCCATATATTATAGTAACTACTACCAAGAAAATGTTGCAGCTTCCACATATCCTTTAACCCGGTAGGAAGAAGAAGAATCAATAACATCTAATCTATAAGTAGCTGGTTTCATTCCTGTGAAAATAGTACTATATAAACCCTCACTACCACCAAAATATTGATAGGCCGTACAAGCACCTGTAACTGGATTGCATAGTCGAACTCTCAAAGTTTGCCCATCCACACGAGTACCACCGATTGTATAAGGTCCACGGCCATCAGCACCAAGATGAACTTCCACATTTGGTTGTGAGTAAGTAGTGATAATTGAGTTTCCATCCCATTTTCCATCTTCCGTTTCGAAGTAAGTCCAACCAAAACTATTCGCACTTGCTGTTCCGCTAAATCCAAATAATGCCATCACCGTCAATACTAATGATCCCATAACAGATAATACTTTCTTCATGAGAATCCCTCCTCTAGGTGTTAACATACTTAATTATTCTATAAACGAATGAATGAAATTATAATTTTTTCCTATAATTCTAATAGACGGAATATTAAAATGAATAATCCGTTAATATTTTTTAATTTTCTTACTTTTTAGATGTAGCTTTGCTCGAACGAGCAGGGCTTTTTTTATAATTTTTGTAAGGTTTATGTAAGGTAAACGAAAGTTTAGAGAAAGAGTGGTGTTATAAGATGGGCTTGTGTTAAAAAAATGGAGGTGTTTTAAAAGTGAAAAAAGTATTAAAAAGCGTAACGGTTACATCACTAGTTCTAAGCGGCGGCTTCCTTTTTGGTTTTAGCGAACAAACAAGTGCTGCTAGTCCTCAATCAAATAAGGCTGAGGTTTCTATCGAAAATAGAGGTATAGCATCATATGAATTTTCCTTCTATGACTTAAGCGACCTGAGGGGGACGAAATTTTTCACTCTAACTCCTGGTAGTACAAAAAATTTTTTAGGGGATGATGACATATCATCTATAAAAATGCCTCCATCCTCTTCTATCACTCTCTACAGTGATCTAGATTACGAAGGAAAGAAGATAACGATTAGGAATACAGATGATTCAGATTACTTAATTGTTAATTTAGACAATTACTATATTGATGGAACTAATAAGACATGGAATAATAGAGTTGGATCATTAAAAACAAAACGCATATAAAAATAAAAGCTTTCTTCATTGTTAAATCTAAATTCAAAGATGCATTTTATCAAAAAAATACAAAACAAGCCGACTCTTAAACACAGAGTTGGCTTGTTTTTACTTCACATATACAAAGGCTTCGTTTGCAGTAATATAGTATGTCTGTACTTTGTATTGTGGCGAACCGTTCACTGTTACTTTCTCATTCTTTCTTTACTTTTCCAAACACCTTTTTGAAATGAAAACAATTCCAAACCATGATTTCTTTTAAAATTTATCTTTAAAATACCATCTTGGTAATTGAAATATCCTTTGGACAACTTCTGCATTAATAGCCCGCTTTATTAGATTGAATTTTCTGAAATTTCAAAACTAATCATACATCGCTTGACCTAACTATATAGTTGAAAAGAAATGTGCATCAACAAAGATAAAATAATAGGGAGGAATTTTCTATTGAAAAGTAAAATTGGTGTTTTTTTACTTGTGTTATCTTTGGTTTTTGGTTGCATCCTTTATAACCCCTCTGTATCGAATGCAGACTCCTTATCCAAGGAATATGTTCCGAACCAAATTATTGTAAAGTTTAAAGACAATACGTCTCTTAGTAAAACTCAAGAATTTCATAAATCAGTAGGAGCTGACGTTGTATCAAAAGATGATATCTTGAAGTTTGAAGTTATTAAATTTACTAAAGGTACTGTCAAAGATAAAATAAAAATTTATAAGAATAATCCTGATGTAGAATATGCAGAGCCAAACTATTATTTTCATGCATTTTGGACTCCTAATGATCCCTATTTTAGTAATCAATATGGGTTACTAAAAATTCAAGCACCTCAGGCATGGGATGCACAGAGAAGTGCTCCCGCTGTCAAAATCGCTATTGTCGATACCGGTGTACAAGGTAATCATCCTGATTTATCCTCTAAAGTTATATACGGCCACGATTATGTAGATAATGATAGTCAATCAGATGACGGAAATGGTCATGGTACACACTGTGCGGGTATTGCAGGTGCTCTTACAAACAATAATATTGGAATTGCAGGAGTTGCTCCACAATCCTCTATATATGCAGTCCGAGTACTTGATAGTCAAGGAAGTGGGACTCTTGATGCTGTAGCAAAAGGTATCAGAGAATCTGCCGATGCTGGAGCAAAAGTCATTAGCTTAAGTTTAGGAGCTTCTAGTGGGGGAACTGCATTACAACAAGCCATTCAATACGCTTGGAATAAAGGCGCTGTGATAGTTGCAGCTGCAGGAAATGATGGAAATACAAGACCAAATTATCCTGCTTATTACAATGAAGTAATTGCAGTTGCATCTACAGATCAAAATGACCAAAAATCTTATTTCTCAAATTATGGAAGCTGGGTGGATGTAGCAGCTCCTGGTTCGAGTATCTACTCTACGTATAAAGGCAGCACGTACCGATCATTAAGTGGTACATCTATGGCAACCCCACAGGTGGCAGGAGTTGCAGGATTATTAGCAAATCAAGGCTACACTAACGTACAAATTCGTCAAATTATTGAAGCCACATCTGATAAAATCTCCGGAACAGGAACCTATTGGAAGAATGGTAGAGTGAATGCAAATAAAGCTGTACAGTATGGAACTATGTTAAATGAGAATAAAGCTTCATAAATAAAAAAAGCCGACTCATAGGTAAGTGCCCCCCAATTGTTAGACACAATTAACAATTGGAAGTGCATTTCACATAGGAATCGGCTTTTTTATTTTACTTGTACATAATACGGACTAGCTGTAATGTAATATACATTACCTCTGCCGTTTTGCACTTTATACTGAGGTGATCCATTCACCATAATCTTCGCATCAATTGCAAACCCTAATCCAGCATCTAATATACCAGCAACATCTTTATCCTGCCAAGATGGAGAATCATAGAAACGTAGGTTGTCCACTTTGGACACAATACGCTTTCCTGCAATCGGATTAACTGGCTCTTTCTTCTCAAACTTGATGTAAGAAGGATTGTTATATACCCATTGATTTCCTCCAAGATTTAATCAACCATCTTTTTCTCCCCATACTTGGTATGATTCTGGTTTATTTAACTGACGAATAACAGAGTAACTTGCACCTGCCCCTTTACGAAGAAAAACCCTCAACACATTATGTGTCAAGGGTTTAAGCCTCTTAGTAAAGAGACATATATTGATCGCGTTCCCATTGGTGAACTTGCGTGCGGAACATATCCTCTGAATTCATCGTGTTTTAAATTCAACTGAAAACGTTGATTTATTAAGGTTTTAAAAAAGTGATGTTTCATTATGATTCATCACTTTTTTTATTTTTGTGGGTGAATTGTGGGTGGGTTTGTGGGTGAATACCCTATCGACACATAAACATTAATAATGTAGCCTTTTTATAGTGAATGTTGCATACAAAAAAAGAATCGACTCATAAGAGCTGGCTTTTCACTAAACTATATTTATTATACTTCTAATTCCTCTACCATCTCATCCAACACATTCGCCTTCAAATAAAAAAACGCTAATTCTTCGTCCTTCGTCATCCCCCTTTGTGAAGCCATCCCGTCCAACAACACCCACTCCGAATCCCCAACAATATTTCGATAATATTTCTTATCTTCCTCGTAAACTAACATCGATATCATTTCCTTCGTACTGGCTATCGTCAGTTGCCTTCCGGATTGATCTACGTAAAACACCGAAATCGTATCACTCGCTCGGTAGATTTCGAATTCATATGTATGCTTCCCTCGTTTTATTTCTACGTTATACCACATTAACTCCTGCGAACCATTTACTGATATTTCGTATAAGTTCGACTGTGTCTGTGCCATTACCTCGTCCCCTTTTCCATCAATTTATCGTTTTATCATGTGTAAAATTTTAACAGCTAAATGTTAACTTAGTGTAAATTCAGTATAAATTTCCCATTAATATTAAAAGATGATGATAGGCTATTTTTATAATTGAATTACCTTTCGGACTCCAAAAAACATCCTACCAACAAAGATTCTCTATTTCTGTCAATATGAAAGCATATACTAATATGGTATAATTTTCATGCTCTATTAAGTATAGAAGGGGTTTATGCTATGGGACAATTTCAAAGTAATTTTCAAAGCGCTGCACATATCGCAACGCAAATGAGGGCAGCTTCGGATACAATCCAAAGTGCAACAAATCGTTCTATAACAAAGGCGGCGCGTACTACGCTATCTGTTAATTCCAAAGCACAAGAGGCGAACCAACAAGCTTTAGATCTAACGAAACAATTTTGTGCCGCCTTCCAACAAGAAGTCGATAATATTCATTCGGTAGCTAACGAGTTTGAGAGAATGGATAACGAACTTCAAAAGAATTTTTCATGATTCTATTAGGCGATATAACAACCTACATAAACATGAAACGGTAGGAGGTACAAAATGAATCCAGATATCGAAAAACAAATCAATCAACTCAATCAAAAATTAAGAAATGTATTCGAAGAGCAGGACCGGAATCAATCTGCGATTCAAACTCAAGAACGCACAGAAGCAGATTTTCACGAGTGGAAAAGTCGAAGTAATCGTTTGTTTAACCGAATTCTAGAAACTTGGTATGGGGATAAAGAATTATCCCATTTCTTTATGAATATACGTCAAGAAGCACAACACATTGAGCGAAAACTTACATTCGAATTGGAAGACCAAAAAGAAACGTTGCTTAAAGAAAGACGAGACCTTAGTGATTTTGAAAACGACCTTTCCTATCAGCAACAACAATTGGCAAGGGAGGTCAATGCATGAATTTAAATATGTATTTGGGCGAAGTACAAAGCCAAGCTCAAAGCATGAATGCTGTATGTACCGCTACCATTCAAGGCATGGAACAAGCCATTCAGTCGATTGACGCTTTTGCAATTGATACTGTTCTACAAGGACAAACATATAGCAGTGCAAAAGCATTCTTTACAGAAACTTTTCGTCCTTTAGCACAAGGAATCATTTACTTATGTGAGGAATTGATTCGTCAGAATGATGCTTTTCCAAGTCAATTTGAATCAAAGGTAGCCTCAACCGATGTAATCGAACAAGAAATATTAGAACAAATTCAAGAAATTGACCGAATGAAAACAAGTATGGAAGCCGTCAGTCAAGCTATGCCAATCCCAAGTATGGACGCTATGGCGAATCTTTTTACTGTCATGAGGAAAAAACTGCAAGAAAAGTTAGATCATCTATATGAATTTAATCAAACGTCTAGTAATAACTATAGTACAGCAATTCAATTAGCAGCTAGCATTGCGACGGGTCTTGCTGAAGTCCAAAGTGGGAAAGGTTTTAGTCCTGCTAGTGGTACATTTAGTACACAGGGATTGAATATGGAGTGGACAACTTCTATTCAAGAAATTATAGCAAAGCGTGAAGCAGAACGGTTTTCCAGTCAAGGTGTTGAAGAACTTGGTCAATCTGATTTCATGAAGAATGACAAGACTATATTAGACCAGCTTGATGAAGGTGTACGTGTCGGTTCTGGACGAGCTGTTAGAGACGGAATAGAAGATTTTAAAGCATTGGGAGACAAGGAAACGTGGGAAGATATGGGGTATGCTGCATCGCACCCTCTTAATACCCTTAGAACCATGTACAATGTCCTTTCAGATTCATATATTAAGAATGTAAAAAATGGTGATTTTGAAGATGCTGTAATATGGTTTAGTTATGCCCTAACAGGAATAGGAGTAGGACTAATTGGTGATAAAGGTATTGGTAAAATCACAAAAGTGTTAAAAGGAGCCAGATATGCAAAAGTAAAGGACATCAAAGTACCACGTATACAACAAACTGTTACAAATTGGGTTGATAATTTAAGCATAGAAAATCGATTGGCGTTTGCTAATACAAATGGACTTAATCTAAGGTCTAGTTTGAATTCTACTGCTTTTGAAGCTGAAGAAAAGCTATCGACTCATCAGTTTGCTAATTCTGGTGGAAATACTAATACTAATGCTATAAAACCAGGAGATACTAGTCCGTTAGCTCCTGGAGGAGGGTTAAATGCCCATGAGACAAAAGGTAGCCAAAGACGTGGCCACTTAATCAAGAAACACATTGGGAAAACAGATGCAGAGTTGTTGCAAAGATTACAGAATGATTCTAGAATAACAGGGTCATCAACTTTCACTGATAGGGCTACAGCTGAGAAAGTAGCTAATGCTACCCTCAGTGACCCTAATAACCAACGAATTATTAGAGATTGGTTAAATAATCCCCGAAGCCGTGCTACGATAGCATTGGATTATTATAATAATGATATTATTGGGCGTGGAGTACGGAGAGGGTCTACAACAGCTCATGATATGAAAAATGCCAAAATTGTCTTAAAAAAAGACGGCAATGGAAATTTCATTTTAACAGGTTATCCAGTTGACTAATAGGAGGAAAGAAATATATGCTATTAAAAAAAAATCCAGAAGATCCGGTTTATCAGTTCTTAGCAGCAACATTTCATCAAGATACATTTTACGAAGAAGCACTCCAAGAGTTACTTGAAGAAGAAAGTACGGAATATTTACAAGACGCTATTATTTTTCTAGCTGAATTTATTCAAAGTGATTATAGTGATAAAGAAAAAAATGAGTACATACAGGTTTCTGCAGATGGGATATATTTTGAAGGATTAGAAATAACACCATTAGAATGGCTTGAACAAACAGTTAAAACGATAAAACAAGCATTAAAAAACACTTAATAAAAAAATCGACCGCCCGTAAAAGGCGGTCTTTTTTCGTTAAATTAACGAACATTCACATACGCATCACTAGCCGTAATATAGTACGTATTCCCTTTCGAATTGTGTACTTTGTACTGAGTTGAACCATTTACAGTTACTTTCGCATCGATTGAAAATCCTGATCCTGCATCTAAAGTGCCAGCGACATCTTTATCTGCCCAGGAAGCAGAGTCATAGAAACGTAGGTTGTCCACTTTAGCAACAACACGTTTCCCTACAATAGATGAATCTACTGTGCTTTTCTTATCGAATTTCACATAAGAAGGATTGTATTTAATCCACTGATTTCCACCAAGATTTAGCCATCCATCTTTTTCGGCCCACACAACATATGATTCTGGTTTTATAATTATTATGATGGTAAGTTAGTTAAATTTCAACCAGATACAGTAAATGGTTGGCATTCCTATGAAGTTAAAAATCCTGCTAAAGAAGTTCCAACCGATGTGTTAAGACAAATGCTTAATGATGGAAAGATTACAAAGGCTCAATATAAAAACTTTATTAAGAATAGATAAGGGTGATTGATTATGAAATATTTTGGTGATAAAGAAACTTTTGCAGTTGCATATGAATTAAAGGAAAGCCCCTTTGATAAGAGTGGAAAAATAGAACCTACATGGGGAATTTTTCAGATGTGGGTTAATAACAAATCAGTATGTACTTTTTCAATGAGTGAAAGGGTCTGTGAGTATGAGTGGGATTTATTTTTTATTGTTGAATGGCTTTACAAGAACAAAAATAATATTTTTAATGAAACACAATTTCCATTACCTATTGAAGGAAGTAATTCAATAGAGTTTTACAAGAATAGTGGGGATTTTGACTCAGATGACGATGATGAATTTGATTTATGGTTTGAAAAAAGGCAAGATTGGTACTTTAGACACTCATGGTATTCACATAATGGAGGTTCATTTTTAGCAGATGTAATTTTTAGAAGAGTTGAGAATACTATAGAAATTGCATGGGATAATTCGAATTTATATAGTGAAATAAAGTTTATCAACCCTAAAGGAATATACTATGTGCCATTTGAGTTATTTCAGGGAGTAATTAATAATTTTATAGAAGATTTTATGTTAAAAGTATCTGAAAATGAAGAAGGAAAAAAAGTAATAGAAAAATTACAGGAAACATTTTGAGAGGTGGCTTTTTCCTTACTTCACATATACATAGGCTTCATTTGCAGTTACATAATACATATTCCTATTCTCCGCATGAAATGTTAATATAATAGACATCTTTATATATAAATTATTGCAATTAAAAATTAACAAGAGAGGTGAATATTCTATGAAAAATATAGGAATACATTTTCATGCTCCAGAAGATGAAAATTTCACTTTATCCATATTGAGTTTACTAGAACTTTTTAATTTTCAAGATTATATGTGGCAAATAGATACTGCTGAAATACACCTTACAGATGAATATGGTAACTTTACAAACGAGATGATGTTTGATGATAAACGTTTCATCACTGGACATAGACTGGAAGAAACACTACAAAACAATGATTATTATTTAATTTTCTTAACGATGGGTGCTTTTCCTGATATGAAAAAGAGTAGCCCCACATGGGTAACTACAGCAAAAGACTTTATTAATACTGATTGTGAATTTTTATTAAGTATAGTCGATGGTTTTGATATTAGTATTTTATGTAAAGATAAACATTTACTTCAGAAATTGTATCAACACGTTCAAGACCTTGGTTATTTAGATACCAAATATTTAACGGAAAGTAATAGTGGAACGTTTTTCTAACATACCTTGAACAACAAAATTAGGGCCCCTTTTACGGGAGCCCTTTTCCCTTACTTCACATATACATAGGCTTCGTTCGAAGTTACATAATATGTTTTACCTTTACTATTGTGTACTTTGTATTGTGGTGATCCATTGACAGTTACTTTTTCATCGATTGTAAACGCTAGTCCTGCATCTAAAGTACCAGCAACGTCTTTATCCTGCCAAGATGGAGAGTCATAGAAACGTAGTTTGTCCACTTTAGCAACAACACGCTTCCCTACAATAGATGAATCTACTGTGCTTTTCTTATCGAATTTCACATAAGAAGGATTGTATTTAATCCACTGATTTCCACCAAGATTTAGCCATCCATCTTTTTCGGCCCACACAACATATGATTCTGGTTTGTTAAGTTGACGAATTACAGAATAGCTTGCATCTGGTCCTTTACGTAAATTCACGTTGTAGCCTTGAATGTAAGCAACCCCATCTGTTACAGCTGTTGGTACTTCTTCTGGTTTAGATGGTTGTTCTGGAACAGAAACATCAACATTAGAATTACTATATGCACGTTTCACATCAGCACGGAATTGGGCTTCTGATACACCATGACTACGTAAGTAATCAAGTGGGTCTTCGTGATCTGTACCACCAAGGTGATGTGTAACATCGCTATGTGTCCACAATCCTTTTTCTACGCTAATACCACGATCACGTAAAATTTTAGCAAGCAACTTCACGTATTTATCGTATGAACGTTTAAATTTTGTATAATCGGCAGTTTCGCATAATTCTACATGTACAAAACGTTTATTAGCTGCTGGTCCTCCACCGTATGCGATGTACTTTGTATCTGCAATTTGAATGGTTTCATTCCAATCAACTGCATAATGAACGAAAGCGTTACGCCATGTACGAGACTCATATTTTTGGATGTTAATAGCTGGAGCTTCTGGAGTTGCTGTACTATGTGCCACAACGCCCTCGTAAGCCCCTACACCATAACGGTATGGTACTTTAGGTAAATCATCGATAATAAGTGTTCTATCCGCAAAAGCTTCTGTAGTAAGGCTAAATAGAAGCAGTGAGGTCATGAATACGGTGGAAACGAATTTAAACGATTTTTTCATTAAGCATCTTCTCCTTTTTCTTCGTGATCAGTCCAAATCCCCAAAGCGATACCAAATAAATAAACAGCCTTTTCGACCTTATCCAAATTTCCTTCGAATCCGGTCATTCCAAAAACTGATAAAATTAATCCAAAGCATGAAAAAAGCGCAACCCATGTTTTCCAGTTGCGCAAACGTTTTAAAATATTTTCTTTTGTAAGTGGCAAGTCTTATACACCTCCTTTCAATAACAGTCCAATAAGTGCCGTTACAATTGCACCGATTATGATGCGGAGAATCCATGTGGTATTGGCACTGATTTTATCAAGTTGCTTATTTATATTAACGATGTCTTTTTCGTTCCCTAAAGTACGGGACTCTAAGTTTCGAATGTCATCCTTCATATCTTTCTGATCTAACTTAATCTGTTGGATCTCTTGTTTTAAATCTTGAATTTCTTGCATTGATTCAGCTCCTTTCAAAATAAAAAGAGAGACGAATTCCGCCTCTCTCAATCTGTAAAATTTAATCTAAACCGGTATTTTAAGCAAAATAAAAAAGACCAGCTTATTGCTGCTCTGTAGGAAAAATCTCACTTATTTAGTTAATAATTGTTGTACAAGTGCCTCTAATTCGTTGAGGCGTGTTTCTTGAGAGGAAACTTTTTCCTTTAATAAATTGATTTCCTCTTGTTGTACGTTCTGTCTCAGAAGTATTTGCTGAGTAGCGGCAATGTTTACAGTGATAAGGGAATAAGGTAGGACTGACTTCCCATTTCTACCTTGGAACTGAATAGGTGTATCCTCTGCGATGAATCCATATTGTAGGTACTTATCTATATCTTTATTGATTTCATCATAGCCAAGTGTTTCTACGTCATCCTTAAATAGATACTGGCTAGGTTTTAACTCCATAAGAGTGTTAACAGCATCAAATTGAATAGGTAAAATATCTGTTTTGATATCTCTAGTTGATGTCTGGCTCCAAGACGCTCCAGATACTTCCCGTTTAGCTCGGATGTTACCACCTACCGTTGTACCTCCATTTGCTACAATGTCCCCTGTTTCTGCTGTGATGTTACCACTGCCCCATAAATTACCTCCATTGACATCTGCATAGTCTGGGTAAGGTGTCATATCATCATATCTATCTAAGAAGTAGAATCCATACTTACCACGGGTGTCTCTATGAACCCTCATTGTCTTACCGTCAATAGATAAAGAAACAAACTTACCCTCATCTCTAAGTGTGACAGTATCGAAATATGGATCTGCTAACTTAGTAGGGAATGACCAATACCCAGTTTCTGACCTTAAACTCATACCATTTCCAGCACGTAGATTTAAACTATTTGAACCATCAGTACTAATAGAAATGTCTCTCTTAGCATATATTGACATCGAACCTAATGATTTTAAATCCATTCTGTCCCCATACTTAGAGAATTCAATAGACGAAGACATATCAGTTTTATTTACTCCATCATATATACCAATACGCGCAACTGCATCTGTATAGCTTGACGGGTCTGGAGTCGTATGTTCTAGTACTAAGGCACAGTTCTTTGCAGAAGTGGCGTCTGTATAGTTAGTACCAAGCACTAAAGCTTCTCTTACTCCTTGCGTAATAGGAACGAACCCTAAATATCCCCTAGCTTTACCAGTTCCGTATAAATTAAGGTTCTGCTTCTCAAGTCTCATATGGTTATTAGCAGAAGTAGGATCTTCTGTCATGATTACGACACCTTTTAAGCTACCTGTCTTGATATGCTTAGCTTCTACGTATCCGTCAAGATTTATCTTCGGAGCTTGAATCAAAGCAGTCTGAGCTGTGAGGTTCAACTTTGCAGCAATCTCATTGTCTTTAACACGGAGAGAAATCTCCTGAGCATTTACTTTCAACTCAGATTCATGTCTATCCACTACAGCTTTACTACCATATCGTCCATCACCTTCATCTTTAGTGTAAACATCAGTAGATTTAGCTCGTAAGTTTATTTCCTGATTAGTCTGAGTGAGTTTTGTATCATAACTAGAGTTAACTGTATTGAATTCTGACTTAGTCACACGGTCAGCGACCTCTTTAACCATAGCGTCATAGTTTATAATGTCTTTGGGGTTTTCCATATAGACAGGAAGTTTCTCACCTACGTTACACTGCGGCTCAGCTACCCATACAGTACCAGATCTCCTAATCCACACTTCTATACGTGCATGAGTGATTGGAGCATCTGGAGCGTCATGATCTATAATGAATCTAGTCCATTGTCCATCTACTAGCTTATCTTGGAACTCAACTTGCTTGTATCCTCCTACTGAAGTCGTCCCATTGAAGAACTCTACCTTAAATGCAGCACCTAGTGAGATAGCATATTTGTCCTCAGTGTATAACATAGCAGAGAATTGGAACTTTCCTTGTTTCTGATAAGCAGGTACATCTTGATAGATACCATGCCAGACATTAGTTGTTGTATGTGTAGATTCAATCTTAACTGACCTACTTTGTTTGTATCTCTTAGATTCATCTACGGTAATCTTTCTGTCAACAGCATCAGCGTCAGGGTTCCATCTTTCAAGTGAAGGAGTCTCTTCGGTAACGTCTCCGAAGTCATTTACTTTCTTTTTAACAAACTGAGTATTCAATAAGAGGTTATCCGCTCCTAGTTCACCAATGTACTCCTGCATTTGAGTTTCGGTAACTTTTGTACTTAGTTCACCTTTAATATTCGTAATCTCTGTAGTAATTCCTACAGTGTCAGGAACAAGTGGCTCCCAGTCAGTACCATTCCAGAGTTTCAATATCTTAGCAGAAGAATCACTGGAGTCAAGCCATAGAGTTTTCCCTGCTTCTAGTTTATCTGTAGGAGCAGTAGGACTCTCAATAATAGCCGTTTGCATCTGATTCATGTTGCTTTCTATCTCTGTAGCTAAATCCTTTGCAGTTTTAGCATCTTCATGAGCCTGGTCCGCTTTAGCTCCTGCCTCTGCAATTGCATCAGTCTGACCATTTACTTTTTCGTCTAGCTGCTTAAATACTTCTGCAGGTACTTTGTCTTGCAGAGAAGATAAAATACGTTGATAAGCCTTCATGAGAGAATCATTTACATCTTCTATCTCTCTATAGTTACCGAAATAGATTTTATCTTGACGGGGATCCTTGAAAGACTCGTCTGCAGCAATCGCACGAGCTTCTAAATATAAAGGAGGGTTAAGCGTCTTGTCTTTAATGTATACAGTATCACCTTCATTTATTGCCTCATGTGACATCCCTGCTACTCTAGCCAACGAAACAGCGTCAACTCCATAAACTAAGTTAGTATCTACTCGCTTCTTCAGAGCTGCCTTTGTTAGAGTCATTAAACGCTCTGGAGTCATATTTTGATTATCAGTCTCTGGAGTATAAAACCCAAAGCGATGCTTACCATTAATGTTCCAACGTTGAAATGCTTCATCGTCAACCACGTAGGGAATACCATTATTAATATCTGCTACAGTAATTACCTCATCTTGACCGTTTGCTCCCTGGACAGTAACGTAACCCACTAGAGCAGTAATTACACCGTCAGAGTTTTCTGTACGAGTAATCCCTTGCAAGTCCTTACCTATATTGATTTCCTTCCCAGTGTATCTACCACGCTTTTCTACTAAGTCTACGTATCTTTTATTGATACTAGCTCCCTGGACAGTAACCCTATATTGAAGCTCATAATGATTAAACTCTGCAGCGGTTAAATTAAGAAGTCTCAAAGGGGATACAAACTCTTTAATGTATTGCGTACGTGTCCCTGTTGCTTCTACTTTACCGACTTCCCAGTCAGTCCCTTTAAGGGCTATTCTCATATACTCTTCTGCTTTAAGAGAGTCGAACTTTTTAGGTTCAATATAACCGTCAGCATCTAGTAAGGTCCATTCACCACTAGCAAGGATTGTAACTGTCTTAGCAGCAGAATCCTTCTCTACAGAGGTAATCACATAAGGTGTTATTATACCTGGACGTGTTTCTTTCAAGATGATATTTTGCTGTTGAAGATAAGGGATATATTTTGAGCTCTCAAGTAATTTAACATCTAATATATCAATGGAGTTCTTTATTTCCCAGTGACGCTTGTCCTCAATATAATCATGAGGACGTATAGTAGCTATCACTTGTCTTGTAATGTAATCAACTATGTGAAGATCTCCTTTTCGTTTTCCCATTATCTGTATCTCTCCCTGTATGTTACTTTGGCAGTCCCTATATTCTTAGGACGTACGATTATTTCATTTTCTCCTCTATTGACAACTGGAAATTCACTAAATAACTCTTTAATGTTGATAGCATCTTTCCCGTTAACTGTCACAAGAGCTCTCTCAGTATCTACAACTACAGTGTCTCCCTGGTCCACAATATAGGGAGTTGCATCTACTGGTACACTAAACTTCTTATACACTTTTAAGTCTTCTATAAAAATAGCATCTAATGGACTGTAATCCCCATATTTGAAGATTCCTATTGCTACTTTAGTAACTATAGAAGTAGTGGCAGGATTGGACTTGTTAACATCATTCCAGGTTTCAATGATAGTTTCATAATCTTGATAAGTTCCTTTCTTATATAAAGCAGAATAAGCTGTCCAAGTATTTCCCTCTCGTGTTAACATCACATGTCCTCTAAAGTCTGTGAATGAGCCAGGTGTCCTTCCAGTATCATCTATAAGCGTTTTCTCTTCAGGTCCATCATTTATGACTGTATACGCTTTTGTGATTGAAGAAGTGTCGTATTCGTCCTTCATTCCTAATTGAGCAACGATATTGTCATTAGCATCTAATAAGAAGAGCATAATAGTTCCCATTCTGTCATAGCTAAGAGAGTCAAAAGAAAGTCTCATATCAACTTTAAAGTCTGTAGCTCCTCCAGGAGGAAGAGACTGTTTAAGAATTGGACCATACCATGTATTTTCTTTAACAGGTCCATAAGTGCTAGGACGGAAACCGTGTCCGCTCCCTGCTATCTCCATAGATCCAGCTCCTTCAAAGAGTGAGCCAAGCGGCCCATTGTGAGGATTCCATTTACTTAAATTATCCATCTTATCCCAAATGACTCTATCCTCTTTAGCTACTAGCTTTGTCATGGGTCCTGTGGGATATCCAAGTCTAAAGTATTCATTGCCATTCCAGACATCTATAAAGGGGCTCTTATTTAGAACGTTCACCTCTACTATAGGGCTAGACTCTACAGTCCCTTTATTGGCTATATTTACTTTCAAATCTGTACCTTTAATGGCAAAGTCTTCTGTCTTAGTTTCACCTAGCTTATAAGGCATAGGACATACAAAGCGGATAGTTCCTTTTCCTCTGAAGATAAGTTCGTCTAAGTCTGTCTCCCCGTCTAGCATAGCCATATATGTTCTGTCTGCCTCATCGTCAAAGATAAGCTCCTTTGGCTCATCTTGAATAAGCCAGCATGCTAAGTCTTCCTTCTTCTTCTGTAGATCCGCCTGGTCTTTTGCTTTAACGATGACAGGGACCTCGATAGTTCGTACTTTTGTGTTAGTCTGCAGGTGATACCCTCCAGGATGTCCAGGCACTGTCAATATGTCTCGTTCAATAGGAGCCCACGCAGAGCGGTTAAACCCCATCAAAATGAACAGGTAATCTTTTTTGATTCCGTTGAATTTAAAGCTAGTCACGTGAGTATCCTCCTTAGTTATTTTTATTTGAGCCCTCCCAGAGGGAAGGCTCGTAAGTTTATACTAGAAAGCTGGCATAACTTGAGGGTTAAACTGTGCAAGTCTGCTACTTCTACGCTTATTAGCACTGTCAACGTCCTCAGAGATAACTTCACCGACAACCTTTTTATCCATAATGATGTAAGTAGGTTGCTTCTCGTCAGAGCCATTTTGAGCTTCTGCCTTACGAGTTTCCTTCTCTGCCTTAACAGAGCCACTCATACGCTCATATGCAGTAGGAGCCATTTTTACAGAACCTTGTACAACCTCATCCATTGTAGGAAGCTTAAAGTCTTTGCTGGTCCCTACATTGATTCCATTAAAGCTATCGTTCCCTAAGATATTTCCTAGTTCGATATCATCAGATAACGCTTCGAATCCAGACAATACTGCATCAGACATCAGCTCTGCAGCTCGAACTGCATCACTAGCCTTATCTTCAATCCCTACGGCTACACCTTCAGTGATAAAACCACCTACAGTTTTCATAACACGGGAAGGGGAATGTATATCAAAGAATCCAGTGACTGCATCTTTAACTTTGCCAGCCATCTTTTTAGCTGCATTTATCGCATCGGAAGCCATTCCACTAATTCCGTCTGCTAAGCCTCGTACTATGTCTTTACCTGCACTTAGGAGCATGGAACCTGCATTAGAGAAACATTTCTTAATTCCTCCGATAACATTGTCTGTAATAGCGCTCCACAAGCTACTTAACACGGAATAGATACCTTTAATAAGAGACCAAAGTATCTGCACACCTGCAGCAAGGATCTGAGGTAGATTAGCAATAATAGTCTTAGCTATTTCATAGATAATCTTTAGAGCTGCTGCAGCTAATTGAGGCATAATTTGAATAATACCTTTGATAATTGCCATTAAGATTTTAATACCAGACTCAATTATTTTAGGTAGGTTTTGCATGATGATATTTACAAGTTGAGTAATTATCTTAACTGCTGCCTCTACGATCTTAGGAAGCATCTTAATAATCCCGTCTACAATAGCCATTAAGATTTTCACACCTGCATCAAGTATCTTCGGAAGGTTCTCAACAATCATTGCAACTATCTTAGTTACAAGCATGATAGCCGTATCAACTAATTTAGGAAGAATCTTCACTATCCCGTCAATAAGAGCCATTAAGATTTTGATACCTGTTTCTATAATCTGAGGAAGCAATGTAACTACTGCATTAATTAATGTATTCATTATATTTAGGGCAGCATCTACAATCTTAGGAAGGTTCTTCACAATAGCGTCAATCAATGTCATGAGAATTTTAAGCCCTACGTCTAACACTAGAGGAAGAAGCACGCCTACAGTATCTATAAGAGTGTTTATCATAGTGGTAGCTACTGTCACCAAAGTAGTAACAATTGTCGGTAAAACTTGTAGGATTCCCTCAATGACTTTTGTTAGTATCGCTACACCTTGCTCAATGAATTTAGGGAGATACGTAACTATTAAATTGACCATTGTGTCAATCACTGTAGTTATGGTAGTCAACAACATAGGAAACATTGAGTTTATTCCCTCTACAATTGTAGGGAGAAATCTAGCTGCTGTGATCAGTAACCCTGGAAGCCCTCCAACGAGTATGGCAACCAATGAAGGAAGGATATTCATAAAGATCTGTCCTAGTTGTGAAGTATCTCCGCCTAGGGCTAGCCTTATAGCTTCCACCATTGAAGTAACAGTGGTACGAATAGCCATTACAGCATTTCCCATTAAGAGTGCAGCATTTTGGAATCCTGTAGGAAGATGCGTAATCCAATCATTCATGACGTCTCCTACAGTGATTACACTCCAGAGATACTTCCCTAAATTGACAAATGCTTGTCCTAGGCTATTAAGAGCAACTAAGGCAGGAGCTATTGCGTTCGCTATCCCTTGGATTGGAGCTGGCATGTTAGATACAACATCTCTAAAGTGATCGCCTGTAGTGAGTACGCTCCATAGATAAGTACTTAATTGAGCTAACATTGAACCAAAGCTATTTAGAGCAACCATTGCAGGAGAGAGTGCTGTGGCGATCCCCTGTATAGGAGCAGGTAAGTTTGAAATTACATCTGCAAAGCTATCACCTGTTAAGAGAACATATCCGAGATACTTCCCTAGCTCTAAAGCATTGGCTCCGAACTGCTTCAATCCTGCAATCGTAGCAGTTAAGGCTTTCCCTCCAAGTTCAACTAAAGAAGCAGTCCATTGCTTAATAACTGCAATAACTCCTAAGACTCCATTTCTGAAAGTTTCACTTGTCTTCCATAAGTGAGTGAATCCTACTACTAATCCTGCTATTGCTGCAGCTAATACCCAAGCAGGAGCAGTCATCATTTGTAGTCCTGTAATGATTGGCATTAGTACTGGACGGACAGCAAACAAGATAGCTCTCAATCCTGCAAAGTATCCTATCCCCAGAGCTAACGGTGTAAGGATTACCATCAGAGCAGGGACAAGCATCATCATCCCTTGGATAAACTTAGCTAATACAGGATGAGCTTCATTAAATTGAATAACCATCTCGGCTAGTTTAGCAATAAAGTTATACATAGGAGTCATTACAGCAGCAAACGCTTGGACCATTGGCTCAAATGCTTTAGCTAACTTTTCCAACATGTTATTGAAAGCTTCAGCGTACTTTGTGTTTTCTTCCATAGCTCTTCCATGTAAAGCTCCATAGAACTTAGTTGCAGCAGCAGCCAATCCAAATATGACAGGCAAAGCCATCATTTGAGTTCCTAAATCACGAATGAAGTCATTGTACTGCTTTACAGAGGCGTTAGCTCCTAAGAACTCTAGAGCTAGCTGCTGAGGGCTTCCAGATCGTGCGAGTCTGTCCAAGGAATCTACTGCAGTTAATGCAAGCCTACTTGTGTTATAAAGAGGATTATTCATCGTAGTAAGGTTATTCTGGAAACGGGAAGCAGTAGAGCTTGCGTTATTCAGAGTCCCTATAGTTTGATAAATACTCATGAGAGCCATTCTGTTAGAGTTGATAGCTTGATCGTTCGCAGCCTTTTGAGCTTTACCTAACTCATTGATTCTAGCTATCATTTCATCAACTGAGCCTGTATAAGATCCTGCAGACTGTACTAGCTGGAAGTATCCGTATTGAGTCTCTATTTGAGCCTCCCTAGCTCCAGACATACCTGCTTTCATTTGAGTCTGATAAGCTTTCATTTCGTTCATCATTCCCTGGTGAGCAGCAGAAACTTGAGTGTATCCTCTTGTTATGTCACTATTCATACGAGTAAACTCAGAGCCGAACGTACGTGTCATTTCACTAGTAGTACTGTTCATTCCGTTTCCTATACGGCTAATTTCGTTATTTATTTGAGTGACTTCATTTGAGGTAATATTGCTAAGTCTATCTATCTCGGATTGATATTCATTTCTGATCTGAGCGGCTATTTGTTGTATATTGGCTCCAATTCGTATAAGCTCCCCGTTAACCTCTGAGACCTCTCCCCTTACATCTCCGTCAAGAGGGTTAAAGCCACTATCAAAGTTTGAACGTGCCTGCTGCCCTATAGATACCATATTGATTCCTATAGAGCTGAGCAATTCGTTTACATTGTTTACATTCGAACTTACATTACTCCCTAGATTATTAATCTCAGAATTAAAAGCTTGTCGAATAGTTCGACCTACAGAGCTCATATTCGAACCCATTCTACCTAGCTCTCTATTGATTCTCTCAACGTCACTACGTATGTTTGAGTTATCTATTCGGGCGTCTATCTTTACACTTCCATCAGCCATGTATATTCACGCTCCTTAGTTGTCTAATTTAAAGAGTATCCAGGAGCACTGCTACGAAGTCTTAATCCTCTGTAGGTTTAATAGCCTTGTTCTCTTGAGCTAGTTGCTTTCGTGCTTCCTTGTAACGTCTCATGCGTTCCTCGTAAGCTTTCAACTCCCTAGCCTCCCTCATAACCTTCGCTTGAGGCAGCTCATAAAAGGCTTTTTTCTTCTTAATATCCTTCACCTGGTCCGCATTCTCTTTAGTCTTCTTAGGGACTTCGCAAGTACGGTACTTAATAGCAGTCTTCATAGGTGTCTCTTCTGATAAGTTATTGAATAGAGCTAAGAACTCATTCCAGAGTAGCTTTCCTTGTTGCTCGATTAGATTAATCTTGTAATCATACAAATAGGACGAGAAAATCCGTTCAGCGTCTATAGTAAAATCAACTATAGGAAACTCTTGGAATGTCTCGTCCTCTTCATCTCCGTCTGTGGAGTTATCCTTATTGGTCATCTCATTGACTCTCTCTGTATTTTCCAAGTCAATATTAAGCTTAGCTTTGAAGATATCAATGAGAAGTTTTTTCTGCTGATCTCCGTTAAGTTGAGCTAGTAAGCTACGTTCTACTACGAGCATATTGAGTGCTACTGGAAGCTTAGCATTATCAGAAACCTTTTTATCATCAAACAACTGAAACATAACTAGTATGTTGTCGTAGGAGAGATTGAGCTCAATGTTAACTCCGTGCCAATGGAATCTATCTACGTTTCTCTCTGTAAGAGTAAATCTAGGCTTCATATTAGCTCACCTTACTTCTTAGTGTTAGTCAGATACTCGTTTAAGGAGTCGCCTACTTTGCTGCGTAACTCTGTTTCTACTAATTTAGTCAAGTAATCAATAAGAGCTACTAAGTTCATTAGAGAGCGCCCTGCTTTTACATATAGGTCCTCAAAAGTATCTGCTCCTAGGAATAGCTCAATAGCTTCTTTCGTAACCTCACGTTGTTTGGAGTGCATTTCTCTTAGTTTCTCTGTAGATGCTTCACGGATATCAACTGCTTCAGCTTGTAGCTCTTTAGCTTTCTTCTCATAAGATAAAAAGCCCTCTTGATACTTTAACATTGACTCATCATCAAAGTTCACTTTGTAAAGCTTCCCTGCTACGTCAATCTCTCTATAAGTTTTCTCGAAGTTAAATTGAAACTTGTTTTCTACTATTTTTGAAACACCTTCATATACTTCTTCTGGCTTAGCTAATTGATTTGTCATTATGGTTATCTCCTTGTTTTTTGTATTTGCCTCCGTCGAGACAATTTTTAATTTATTCGAATAAGTTAAAAACATATTTTTCACTATTTTTATCACTCTAAAAAAGCTATCACTGAGGAGGGAACCGAAGCTCCCTCTCAATGTAATTGATAGCATGAACGGAAGAGAAATGCGGAACTATTAAGCTGTGCCTTTTTCTGTAAATTCTGGAGCTCCGTCAAAGGAAATATTAAACTCAATCTCACCCTTGCTATTCGCATCTCCTCCGGGAACTTTGATCTCTGAGATAGTTGAAGGACCTTCCCATTTGTCACCGTTTGGCTCAGTCACTCTAAAGTCAGTCTTACGAGCGTCTCCAATTTGGTTAACTTTCTTAAGGATAAAGTCTTGAGCCTCATCGCCATAAGAACGATGACCTTCAAAGGAATAACTCATCATGAAACCAATAACAGAACGCTCAGAAGCGCCTCCACCATCATAGTAGTAGTCCTCTTCTACTTCCTCGTTATTATCGGGATCTACTGACTTGATACCTTTAGCAATAACAGCCCACTTAGGAGTAGCCGCTGTTCCCACATTGATCTCAAATTTATAAAGATGGTTCAATAGATATGCCATATATTAATTACCTCCTATTTCTAATTCCGCAGAAAAAAGTGCGGTGTATATATACTCGTTTGCTGCTGTCTTCTCAACAAAAGAAGGTTCAACATATACATTGAGCCTTCTTAGTGTGTATGAATTGTCAACTGCGTTAAAAGTACGCCTTTGTACATTGTTTAACTCTCTTGTCATTGCTTCAATCGCATTCGTTACTTCTAATTGGTTATCGCTTTTAACGAGCAATTGGAATTGTTTATTGATGATTTCACCTTCGTAATATTGCTCTCCTAGCGCTGAAGGAATCATTCTAATAGCAATACTTTTTCGTGGTGTATCATTTACTCCTATATCCAATAAATCGGCTTTTATAGGAGCAAATAGGATATTCGGCTGCAAAGTAGTGGTTAAATGCTTCTTGACCGATTCAATTAGCCATATCATGTTTGTCCTCCTATAAGTTCCGTTTAATCTCGTTTTCTACGATTCTTGCCCAATCCATCACATGTCTAGCTTTTGCTTCTTCAAACCATAAACCTTGGGCATTAGGGTTGACATCTTGTGAGAAATTGTACTGGGGATTGTAATACACTCTTCTTGCATATGGAGTGTTCCATTCTATATGACCTTCTCCAGGCCTACTAAAACGAATAGACGAACGTTCTAATTCACCTGTATCTTTTGGTATATAAAAGTTACTGTCTTTCAACACCTGCTGATCTAATGCAAATTGTGCTTTTTCAGTAGCTTCAATGACTTTACCCTCAATTACAGATGTATCGATTCTAATGTTTAATCGAATCATACAAGCACCACCTCCACATGATGGAGAGTGCTTCTATCATAAAAGTCACTTACTTTGCTAACGGTCATTTCTTTTCCGTTAAATATGATTTTAGATTTCTCTTTGAAAGTAACAGGTGTCGAATGCACTACGTCATGAAATAGTAAAGTTTGCATTACAGTACTGTCGCCATTCCCATTAGATACAAATGTCTTTTTAGGTTCAATTCGAACCCTTTCAATCGTTACAGAAGGCGCATAGTTATCACTACCACCCCATGTATCATCCTCACCCCTATACTCCAAATACTCGACTGTATGGATTAACAATGAACGTCTTATTGGTTTAGCCATGCACACACACGCCTGCATATAGCAACCCAGTCGGTCTAAGGAATTTAGGTACCGTGATTGCATACTGTGTATAAAAACTAGGTGCATCGTCTGCCCCTGCACTCATTCCATTCTCTGAATAAGAACCTACGGAAAATCCTCCACCACCTTCACTTACAGTTGCGGAAGTCTCTCCATTAATCGCCAAAAACTCAACTTGAGCAGCAGTTGCTTTCTTTACCTGCTTTTTAATAAAAGGTGCCAACTTATCAAAGTCGACGCCTTCTAATTTGTAATTAATAACATCATCAATTTGGTCACTAGCACGAGCAATAAGACGTTCTAATAACGCTGCATCAGATACCGGAGTACCTTTGTATTCGTTATTGTAGTAATCAGCATCTATATATGCCATATGATCACCTACTTAGTAGCGGATTTTTTCGGCACTTTTAGATCGGCTAATTCCGCCTCTAGTTCGTCGATTTTGTCGAGCGCTTTGTTGTGCTCTGCTACAGAGATGTTACGCCCTCCAGTAGCACGCTTTATAATCTTGCTATCTTCGTTAATCTGGTCGAAACCATCATTCAGATAGCTTGATAAGAAGTCTTTTTCAATGTTTAATACTTTATTCAATCGTTGTACTTTTACTGTGTTACTCATTTAACACCATTCCTTTCATAATAAAAAGAGAAGCTATAAAAGCCTCTCTTTAAGGTGTAGTTGTAATATTGAATTTCACGCCATCAACTTTAGCACCTAAGATAAATACATCCCAGTATTTGCGTTCGTAGTAAAAATATTTACCTCGAGTTGATGCGCTCGGAGATTCTAAATCAACAAACTCATATTGTTGCGGCGATACTACTGAAAGCGGATGAATTAAGATCATGTTGATTTGTTTTGCAGCAGCATCTGGAACAGCACCATTTGTAAAGTTGTAAGCAGTTTTCATACGTGAAGAAGGAACAGAAACGATGTCCACGTCATCTAAAGAGCTAATACCTCGTGCTACATCATTTTCACTTCGTCCTTTGATGTCAAGATCACGTTGAATTCCTTCTGCTTCTTTTAATAACTTTTTAATAGCAGGAGTTACATAAAGAATACGTCCTGTTTGTGGAACTTCAGCTTCGTCCATTTCGAACATTAACTGGTCGAATACACCTAAAATGTTTGCAACAGTAAGTGCAGTTGAATCTGCTACCTTACCTGCTCCAGTGTATTCAGCATATAATTTTGAAGCCATATATTTGTCATGTTCTGGAATCGCTTCTTCTTCATTGAATACACGAGTGATATTCGCAATAGTTACAGCCATGTTTGTTTCGTCAACGTCTACTGGATCAACTAAAGTGCTGAATTCGCGGTCATGACCTAGAGTTTTTGGTTCGAATGAGTTATCAACGCGGCGTGTGTAACCTCCGACAACATCTCGGTTAACGTCTGTATATCCACCTACTTTAATACGTGGAATCATGATTGTTTTCGCACCTGTCCATTTTACGATCTTGTTGTTTGGTGTAGAGTATAATGCACCGAATGATAAACCATTTGAAAACTTTTGAATAAGTGCCTGTTGATATTGTGAAGCATAATTTAATGTAGCCATTAATAAATCACTCCTAATTTTTGTTTTAATTAAATCTATTTAAACGCCGCAGCCCATTGTTCTGCTTCAGTCAGTGTTTTCTTTTGATGTTGACCAGTTGTAAATGTAGGTTTTGGAGTTCCTGGTGGTTCTTCCACTACACCTTTAAAATGTGGGAACTCTTCTACTACCATTTCAATAGCTTTCGTAATATCTACATCATCGCTTACCTTTGTTTTTGCTAGAGTAATAACAGCATTTAAGTTCTTTTCTTCTGTAATGCCTGATTTAATCGCAGCATTTTCTGCTTGCAAATTAAAAAGAGACTCATCTTTTTCTTGTAACTGAGTCTCAAAGGCTGTTAACTTTTCATTTGTCTTTTCTTGCTCTGTTTTCTGTGATTCTTGATGAGCATTCCAATCACTCACGGTTTGTTTCAACTGATCTAAATTCTCTACACCGAGTTTCTTTAAGAACGCTGCTTCCTGCTTTTGTTTCGCTTCATCCATCTGCTCTTGTGTAAAAGTAACTGGTGGTTGTGCAGGTGGTTCTTGATTTGTTGGCGGTGTAGTTTCTGGTGTCGCTACACTTGGATCACCTCCTTCCGGTGCAGCTGGCGGATTGTCTCCTCCTTCAGAGAAGAACTGCATTCCTTTTACTCGTAATCTAAATGGTTTTAACATTATGATTCCTCCTAAATAATTTGTTCTCGGTTATATTGACGCTTACGCTTCGTCTGATTAATGAATTCCCTCATAGCAGATTGACGTTGGGATACCTTATTCTTCGCTTCCTTAACGCCTTCTGCATCGCCTAACGCTTCCATAACCTTTACTTCCTTCTTCGCTTTTCTAATCTGCCGTTCCAGCCGTCTTTGCTGCTGACTTTGCTTGTAAATCCTGCGATTCTCTTCTACATCCGCATAAGGGAAATACCGCTGAGTTGATTGCCCTTCAATGTACGGATAACGAATATGCGAGCAATTTATACCGAATAGCCCATCAGGTTCACCATAGCTTGTACTACTTAACGGCTTATATTTAGGATGTTTACCACTCAAACTATAAATCTCCCCTTGATCTTCGAAGCATTTCGGCCTCGCTCCTGGATAACTAGACACTACGCATAAATCCACGTTGTATTCCTTCATTCGCTCATCTTGCATGCCATTTGCCACATTTTGACTCGTTGACCTTGCTACCATGCTTACATATCCCTCGACACCCCATCGTCTTCCTCTCTTATCAATCAGAGCAGGGATCCCACGTTGAGTCCATTCAGAAACAGTCTGTCTTAGCGCCTGTTGCGCCGTTATGACATCACCAAGAACTTTACCTACTGTTTTATTTAAGATGTCTAGATAAACCTGTTGAGACTGTTTGAGCATAGTAGTATTTACAAGATTAAATGTTTCTAAAGCTTGGCGCTCATAAGCATTAAGGATTCCTATTAGCGCTGCACTTGTATACATCGCTGGCGCGGCAACTAAACTTCCTGCTTGCACTGCTTCTAAATACAACGCTTCATGTTGTTCCACTGCTGTAAATCCAGCCGCTTCTAACATCTTTCGTACTTCCTCTGACGTTTTACCACTATAACGAGCAATTGTATCCATTTGTTGCTGATTTAACTTACCAAGCTTATTCAACTGGACTATGCGCCAATGCTGATACTCTGTGAAATCCTCAGCAGTTAATAGCAGTTCCATGTCATACTTAAGAATTCTGGCCATGTTTAAAAACAACTCTTCTTCAATCGCATTGTAGATATCCACTACAAACATAGAGAGTTGCTGCAATATATTAGGAGGAAGAGCCATTATCCTTCATCTCCTGGCTTAGTATTCTGTTGTTTATTGTTCATACCAAAGAAATCAACATTTTCTGGCATAACCATTTTATTCTCATTTTGGATCTCTTCTACGATTTTCTTCGCTTCTTCTTCAGAAACACCGTGTATCTTCATGATTGCTAACTTTTTAGTCGTTAAGCCATTCATAACAAGTGTAACTTGCTTATTAATCTCTGCTGTTTGGTCTTCTGCAATAGAATCATCAAAGGTAACAGTAACTTCATAGTCATCTGTACTCTCAAATTCATCGTATAGAGCAGCAATTTCGATAATGATATCAACTAAATCACGGATACCATCTTCAATAATCGTTTCGTGTGACTGCTTTGTTCTGAATGTCTTGGAATTTTCACTTACAACCTCTGTTGCAGTCTTAACTCCTTGTCCATCAAAACTAAATGCTCCAGCAGAGAAGCCAACCTGCATCGATACATAGTTTAAAAGAGCATTAATAGCAGCAGTATGTTCTTCAACGCGCAATTCAACAGATATATCTTGGATATTCTGTGCTCCATCATCGAATTTCATCGCTTCGTATACTTCGTCAGTTGAATCAAAATACCTATGCGACATACCTGTTTGTGGATCTATGACAGTTTTTATCGCTGAAGTCGGTACAATAATACGCTTCTTACCTAACACGAACTCACGCTGGAAGCTATCGAATGCGATATCAAGTGATTTCAACGTACCTAATGCATTAGCGTAGATAGAAATACCAAGTGGTGAGCTTAAATCCAAGTTATTCGCTGTATTCGACTTGAAGTAAACAAACGTCGGTTTAGATAAGTTTTCAATACGCACTTCTTCTTCCAAGTCAGGGTATAGTGTAGATAAAGAAACTTTTACACCTAAGTCTTCTTGGTTTTTACTTTCGTATAACTCGTTCTTAATTACATACTCTTTGCCTTCTACCAAGTGCCATTCGAGTAAAGTGTATTTCTTATCACCTTTAGATATTTCATTTACAAATACACCTTCAGTGATATGCTTGTTATCCCACGCAATAGGAATAAAGCAGTCTGCTGTGACATAGGAAAGCTTAATACCTTCATCCCAGTAAACCTTGATTACCATTCCACCTAATGCGAATGTGTACTCTAGGTACCTCTGAAACTCTTTAATGAAGTTATTTTCATCCAGGACATTCTTAATATTCTCTGAAAGAGCGTCATCTGAGATATTGATTGAGCACTTCTCATTAAAGATAAGAGCAGCCATTTCTTGCGAGATAACTTTCGCCATGTTTAGTGATGCCATCTTCCTACTCTTCTGCCCTTCAATCGTATGATACTTAATGTTATGCCAATCGTCATAATGACCGCTATATAACGCTTTCCACATGTCGATATGCTTGTAGGATTCCTCATTGATAGGTATCTCTTTTTTATCAGATATCTTCTTAATTCCTTTGATTAGTCCCAATTTATATAGCCACCCCCTCACTTTTGCAACGATGTTACCAAACAAGCTCTCACCGCCTTATTTTACGTATTGTTTATAGAAGTAATTGTTTGCGTATCTGCATTCATCTAGCGCATGGTTATAAGCATCTATTGGTTCACCATTATCCAAGCGGACATACATACCGATTTCTTTTAAGAAGTTATAGTGGTCGTATTCATCACACTCAACAAGTAAAAATTGTTTGTTAGTAATAGCGTTTTGTAACCGCTCAATACCAACTTCTTTACCTTTACTTGAACCTTTAATATCGCGAGCATTATTGTCAGCGGCAGTTGTTTGAATACCAATCAAGTGTAATTCTTCCCTTAGTGACTTACACGCAGGGTCGACAAACACCTCGCTATACTGCATTTCAAACTTCTTAACGCACCATTCAATGAACTGCTTAATCTCTTTGGCGTAAATGGACATTGCTTTAACTTGCCCTGTATCTTTACCACTATGATAGTAATTAGCCATACGCAACAGTCTGAATTTATCTTCATAACGAACCACAATGTTACAGCTGCATGAAGTAGCATCAGATTGACCACCATCAGCAGTAAAATACATTTCGTATCTTTGACCACGAACAGCAGGGAGTATGTTCTTTTTCATATCAAACATTGAATAGATAACACCCTGTGGCATAACCCTTCTGCCGAACCAATCTCGTTCCAGCAAGTACGGATTCTTTGAAAGAATCTCGTGTATTTCCTGCTTCCTCTTCTCGGTAAGAATCGGATTATCATCAGGAGTCCAATGAGTCCATCGTGTATTTTGTACATCAAATACTTCTGATATAACCGGATGGTTAGGAGCAGGTGGGTTTAAATCTGCTAAATGGTAACGGTCTTGTGCAGCAAAGGTACGACGGAAACATTCTTGGATCATGCCCATGTTAAGTAAGTTAATCTCACAAAACACAACACTACCAAGCGACATACCCGTTATAGCGCCGACACTGTTACTCTTTCCCGCGCCTTTGTAATAGACACGTTTAATGCCGTTTGGCGTGTGTATTTCCAAATGCGAACCACGCTCATCATGCTTAATATCGGCTAGGTTTCCAAATATATTTTGCAATCCAGTTCCATCACCATCGATAAACAGTCGGTGCGCCTGCTCTTGGTTATAAGCTACAATTAAATGGTTTGTATCTCTCGTCCACGTCAAATAATCAGCATAGCGAAAGTGCCCTGCTGTTGTTTTCCCTGAACGTGGTGTTCCTTCCAAAACATCAAAAGTGTAATTATATGGTCTATAGATAACTTCTAACTGTTTAGGGGAAAACTTAATCGCTGTTTTGCTCATATTGTTTACGCCCTTCTATTAATGCATCGAGTAATGAAGTATCTTTCTTTTGACCTTTGAGTTTCGCAGCGCGTTCTTTAGCAAAGTCAGTATCAGCTTTGATTTTCTCAATCTGTACTTTTTGCATTTCTTGTTGCATTCGGTGTCGTTCTGCTTCAATCTGATGTTTAAATGTATCTGGAACCAATTCAAAGTACTGAGCTAATTTATCCAAAGCTTTCATCTTGTCAGCAAGCTTAACGGATATCCCATCTCTACCTTGCTTCACTTCAGTAATGATTGAACCATCTACCATATCAGCCTCATATAGATCAACAAAGTTCACTATCCTTGTTTCCTCGTTACCTTCATCATCTTTAACTATTACTTCTCTTTGTCCAAAATTAAGATAGTTAGTAATATCAGCAAAAGCAATCTTAATGTACTCTTTCAACACATCCATCGCTTCCACAAATACATTTTCAACTAACTCACCTTTAAGCTCCTTTATATAGGAAGAAACTCGTTCACGTCGCAATAATCGACTACTCTGTACATGAGCGCTCTCTTTGGCATATCCGCTCTTGATTGCAGCTTGTGTACCATTGAAGTACTTCACGTAATATAAACAAAAGAGCCGTTCCTTTTCAGTCAGCTCTTCATCTTCTAAAATCTCTTTTAGTTTCTCTTTTGTTTTAGGATTTTTAACATTAGTAACGCTCCTTTTCGCAATAGTAACGTTACCATTCATTTGTTCATCCCATTTATCTTGTGATTTCCACTTTCTGATTTGCGAAGGCTTGAGATTTAACTCAGCTGCAATATCAATTAATGGTTTCTCACCTTTACTTGCTTTGTACATTTCAAACGCTTTATCACGATCTGGGCTTCTTTGCCTAGCCATATTCACCACCTCGCGGTAATTCCTTTTGTATTATATTTTAAATCCATTTATTTTAATGTATAATTATATAAAAAGTCATAACTTTTAGAATTGAGGTGACCATTATGAAAAGTTTTGGTACTTTAGCATGCTCTGCTTTCTTTTCAGCAATGGTGATGTTGTATAATGTCCAATCCTTTTATAATAAATTCACAGCAGGAAATACATATTATTGGGTAAATGGTATCCTAGCTGCTGGATTTCTTATATCCTTTATCATCGACATAAAAGATATCATCAAGAAAAACTACAAAACTTCTGAATCGAATTAAGGAGCCTATAATGGCTCCTTTTTCTATGCAAAACAAAAAAAGCAGCGGATTCGCTACTTTAAGGTTCAACTATCTCCCACGTTACTCCATGAATAATTAAGTCTCGTGGTTTCTTTTTTACTTCAGCTAATATCTGTCCTTCAGGAAATGGTTCTTTAGTTTTAGTGATACTTGTACAACCAGCTTCTTCTAATACATTGTTGATTTGATGTTCAGCATATCGATTGAACCTATTAGATACATCACATATCATTTTCACTATCATACTCTCATCCCCTTTTTCTTCCAGAATAACACAAAAAGAATCTTATTTTCCCACACCACTACCGAATGTAAACTTTTACCCATTAGTTTACATTCAAAACATTGATTTTATTGAATTCATAGCGTTTTAGCTGTTTTAACAAAAAACAATAACAAAAGTATACATTCAAATCATTGTTTTTAAAGGGATTGTGAAACCGCCCTGCATTTTGTTAACTATCTCTATTTTTGTTCGTTGAGTTGTTTGTTTTGTTACCCCCTTATCATCCATTATCGCGTTCGACTGCTCCATTTCCTTCAATACTGACTCATCTCACCAATCCGATATCCGAAGTAAATCACCAATAAAGTAAAAAGCGTACCTACAAGATATCCTGTAAGTCCTCCTAACCAAAACATCCCATCACTTCCTCCGTAAAATAAAATAAGACGCTAAACCGATCACGGTAGCGCCTACGAGAATTGCTATTGGTGTAATCATTTATAGTTCTCTAATTCCTAACGTTCTTTTGCAATTTCAACTGCATCAAGATTAACTAGATTGCTACAATCTATATAAACCGGAATCTTTACCTCTGGAACCTGTATCATTGCACCTACACTAGCGATAGCCTCACCTAATTCTTCAAAAGCTTTTGTACATCTTTCCGTAGCTTGTGTTAATCGTTCGATTTTCTCTTGTGCTTCACCAGTATCAACATTAACTTCAATATCTAGTGTATTTCTTGGTTTCATCTGTTCTTCCATCATTCATCATCCTCCTATTCAAATGTCCATTTTATACAAAATAAAAGAGCACCCACAATTGTTAGGTGCTCTGATATATAAAGTGGTGTCACCACATACTGTAATATATGCTTGTCCTATTCAAATCGTGCATAAAAAAAGAGCATCCACATTAGTAGATGCCCAAATGTGTAGGAGTTTTCAATGAGTATCGAATAGGACCTGAGAGAGGTTGTCCTACACTACAATATATGCTTGTCCACCTCAAAAGGTTCAATAAAAAAAGCACCATCGTCCAGGCGCTAATAATACACATTGAGGTAACCAGCATGTTAGAGAAGACCTTTCTGTATCATTATATGATGGTTCAATCCTAACTATACCTAATACAACCTTTAAAGATGCTTATTATGTAATTTCCATATAACAACGAAAAAAGCAACCGTTATGGATGCTTTTAAATCTTTTCTATAACATAAACCATTGTCTTTCTTGATGGTACATGATAAGAGTAACCTTCATTTCTATGAACGTATATTTCATATTTACCCATCACTTGAAATCTTTCTGTTTCAGATTCACCGAATTTTGATACAGAATCGCATAAAATAGTTAATTCTTTTCTATTATTGCATAACAAATTAGAAATTTGTTTTTCGGTATATATTCCTCCAATCGCTAATTCTTTCAACATTTCTACGTATTGCATAATTTCTCCACCTTTCCCAATCTATTTATTCAACAAAAACCATAATTATCCTTTTGTTCAAATAAATAAGAAGCTATCACCGAAGTGACAGCTTTCCAAAGGGATAGGAGAGGAACATTCACGAAAGGGGAATTTCGAAATGAATCAACTCAAGAATAAGATTACTCTCATTCTTTTCTCGATCACCGCAATCATCATATAAGCTACACGCTTTGTGTCAGTGACCGAGAAAAGAGCGAAAGCTCTCCTCGTTTATACTCCGTAGAGTCGGATATGGGTTATCCTTTAATTTGTATCAAGACGTATCATTTCTTCCGACGCCTTGCGTGAACAAACATGTGGAGGTGACAGAGGGGGAACTGCCTCATGTTTGCTCAAACAAAGAGCGGAAGCTCTCTGCCTAGTGAAGATTCGCAGTAATCACTAGAAAGTGTAATGTGCTCAAATAACGATACATTATTATTCTTATTACTTTGGTTTTGAAATGTGCCGGGAACGTGATGGTCATTCAATCAAATGAACCACCCCATTCCATTTTCAAATGTAGAAATCATAAACATGGCATCTAGTATTATATTTATTATCAACCCAGGGGACGACTCCTGAGCTGAATGATAAATACAATAGAAACAGTATGACGAATGCGAGTTATCTCACACCCGCCACACTGGAATATGTCATTGTTATACATTCATTGGTCTTTTCGTCTTAACGCGGATTCTTACCGCCTAGCCCGCCCCTTTTTTGATGCGGTATACGTTCCTGTGACATTCTCGCATAAGAACGTTCCACTATAGGTGTACTAGACCTTTTCGATATGCGGTTGTCAAAGGGCTGTCCAAAGCTCTTTAATGAGCTTGTAAGATAATGATAATTCGAATCGTTCATTTACCTATCCGCTCCTTTATCGTTAATTTATCCGCGTTTTATCCGTGTTTTCCACTCAAAACATTCTTCTATTGAACCAAATACTATATCACCCTGTTCATCTTGCAAAAATGATTTTATATCCTTTCTCAATGCTTCGTCGTCTACTAAATAATAGAGTTTAAGCATCTTATTTCTATAATCAAGAAACTTCCTTTCAAATAGCTCTGCCTTCTTCTCCTGTCTTTTTGCATAAGACTTTAACCTATCTGTATTCATTTCTCTTCCCTCCATTTATATAATTCTTAATGCCGTAGCAATTGCCATAATCGCATTTTTCTTCTGATAGTAATACCAATTGTTTTCTAACATCATTTGCGCTTTTATCGCCTTATCACTCATTAGACCATTATTTAGATACTTCCGTTCAATAATCTCTTTCTGCTCAGGATCTAAAGAATGTTCTAATGCTCTTTTGATTTGCAAGTACTTATAATCGTTTATCTTCCTTGTATCACGTAGTTCAGGGAATAACTGAATACTTTCCCTTTCACATTCGCTTTGGTTCATCATACGGACAGATAGAGCTTTATAATCTCGTAATACCTTCACTACTGCCTTTTGTATTAACTTGTATTCCTCGTTGCTTATTTCCGGAAAGAATGATAATTGCTCCATCTGTAATCCCCCTATTTCGAATTTGTTATTTTTAATTCACATCAAGTATGTGAAATTTTAATACCTATCTTCTGAATAAGGGAACGACGGTTAGTAAGTAGCCCCCACCATCTACTCGCCATCGTTCCGCTATCCATTAGGCCTTTAATATTTTTCTCTTCCTATTGCTCATCTTCTCTTTCGCTGCTTCGATGTTATTCGTTACCTTTTTATGGTCCTGATCTATCTGAATCATCCCATCTAACATTCCTGTAATTAATCCTGTCTCATCGATGTATTGCAAATAATCAACTGGTGCCCGTTCTGTTTGTTCTACCAAGTACCCATAAACATCAAAATCCGCTCTGGGTATAGACTTCTTGCCATTCGGTTGATGAGACATCCTTACATATGACTGAATCACTGATAGTGGAACTAGGAACACTGTCTGGTCCTTACTGAACTCAACGAGGAAGAAACACACTGCTCCCATCTTCTCCGCTTTCTCCAGGTAATCTAATTGGTGCTGCGCAATGTTACTTAAATCGAATCGTGTAAGGCTCTGTGTTGATTTCGCTTCGAATGCTAATGCTCGTCCTTTATAAACACCATCATAGTCCACTGTACTTTTAGCTTCATAGAATCCATTTACTACTCGACCATTATTACTTTTTAACACCTTCACAGGAGTCGGACGCTTGTTTATAAGCGCCACTCCCTCACGTTGATACATTTCATTCGATAGATTGATAAGCTTCTCAAAATGCATTCCTCGGTTTCCTAAGCCCATTGTTATTCCTCCTTTTGTATATAAAACATCTTCATATAGAAAAATGCCATCACGAACGTAACTAATTCCGCACCAACTTTATAGTATTCAGCGTTCATCATATAAATTGCGGCTGCTACAGTCGCAAATATCGGGCCTACAGTGAAAACAATTACTGCTAATCTATTTGTACATCCATTGCGGAAAACAATTGTTATTCCTATTACAATTAAGAGATTGCCAATGTTACCTATAATTCTAGGTGTATTTAAGTCATAAATACTGATTCCTAAAGAAGTTATAGCACTCGCCCATATGATTGCTAAAAATGTATTAACTAACTTAGGTGAAAACATGTACTCACTTCACTTTCTATCCAAAGGATTATTTTGTTAAGTTGTGTTTCTTTAACCAAAACCAACTTTCCATACCTTTTATATCTTTCTCATACAACGGCATTACATATATCTCTTCATTTATTAACAGTTGCATCTCTACACACTGTGTTTCCGCATTCCACCCATAAGATGCCATTGGTACCATTTTCCGCTCTGTTTTTTCTTTCATTTCCCTCTTCCTGCCTGAATAAAACTCAATCTTTTGTCAATACTGTAGACAACATGATATTTCTCCAACCCCCAATTGGAGCTGAGCAGTTAGCTTTTGCTAGCTGCTCTTTTTGTTGTTTGAATAAAATTCAAAACCTCGAGTATACTATGCTTGCATCCAGATTCTCGCCTGTGATGTTAGGATTTTTCCCTTTCCCCAAGGGCCAGCAGTTAGCTTTTGCTAGCTGCTTATTTCTTTGAATAAGTTTCCAAATTTGGTACATAATACAGATAAGTTGTTTATCAACTTTGACATTTTTCCATATAGAATGTCACATTAAAGTCTTCACCAGACATGAGGGTAGTTAGCTTTTGCTAACTGCTCTTTTACTTATTCCATGTAATACCCTTGTTCTTTTACCTTTTTCCATTTATCAGTATCAAAGATTTGTTCTACATTACGTTTCTGACCATAGCAATTAGTAACCAATTCTACTCTTACGAACTTTTTATCGTACTTTTTTGTCCATTCCTCATTGTATGGTTCCTCACTGATCACTTCTTCGATGTATTGCTCTAATAAATTCATATCCATTCCCCTTTTCTGCAAAATGAAATTTTTATTAAGTTCTTACTCATCCTTTAGCCCACATTGCTTCATGGCTTCTTTTCTAACCTTTGTAGCTAACTTTCTATCTTCATCACTTAAATGAGCGAAATTTGTAGATCTGATGTAGTAAAACCATTCGTATATTTGAAGTAATTCATTTTTATTTAATTTCATTCCTCATCCCCCTCAAGTTCTGTAACAGTTAAGTAATTCCTAGGATTCTTTCTTTCGGACAATCTCCTTTGATATGCCTGTGTTGTGTAAAAGTATACTGCTTCAGGAAACACGCCCATATGCTGAGCGCACTCCTGGATTGTCCCGATACATATGAGCGATTCACCTTTATAAACGGCATATTCCTTTAGGTTCACTATTCAACTCCCCTTTGCTCTAAAATAGCGTTTTTGTTAAAAATTCACTGTGACTCACTTCGTTTATGGTATGATCTGTATAATTCATTTCTCAAGAAAGGATAAAGTAATGAGAAAATACTTCGGTTTCATTTCAATGCTTTTAACTTCAATCTTATTTTTCAGTTCATTTTCTAGGTATGTGCACTTTGATTTTTTAACTGGTATTTTTATACTATCTATCTCAATTGTTTTAGCTATTCTTGCTCCGAAAGGAGATACAGCGAAAAAAATTACTTTTGCTATGTTAATAATTTTAGGTATTTTAATTGCTTGTGCATTAATTATTGGTGCTATTATTGGCGCTGGAATGGCTGAAACACATTTGAATAATCACAATTCTCCCAAATAACGCTGCTTTTGTTAAAGTTTTATTGACTCACTTAATTTGACTGGAGCCGTATGATAAATAACTTCCTCACATTCGCCTAAAGTGTTCATGACCACATTTCTTACATATTTAATTTCCGAAACACAATTTGCGCATTCTGTTGTGGATAATGTCGGTATCGTTGCCACTTCTTCAGGGCTCCATTTCAGATTCGTAATTCTAGAACGAAATGTGCGATATAAAATACCATTCTTTTCTGCAATCTTCCATTGTTCTGAATATCTTTCTTTCATACTTACAAACAATGGTTCTGTAATCGCTTTTTCTACAGTCCATCCTTGAATATTTATCCGCTGATAGACTGTGCTCTTACTGATTCCGTTCTTTTCAGCAATTTCATATTGATCCCATGTTGGTAATGGATTATATTCCATAGCCATTCCCCTCCTAATCAAGATTCATTATTTCCGCTAACGATCTATCTGAAATGTAAGTGTTAATAATCTCGATACGGCCGTACTTTGCCTTAGCCATCCCTATGGCTTCGCTCTCTGATTTCGCGTCAAACCAGCGGAGCTTCCATTTCTCGTCCTTGTCATAAAACTCTATTGAGTACGTTATGACGCTTGTATCACGCTGTAAGAACCGATCCGCAGTACTCTTTGCTGAGTAATCAAAACTTCCCACTACATCCTCAAGTGTTAGCTGCTTCATGCCCCTATTCCGACTTTCTCTTGCATCTGCATTTGATACGCCGTTTCTAACCGTTCCATTACTTCTTGACGTCTTCTATCCACTTCTTCCGGGCTCCGTTCCCCTGCCGCACAAATACATGGCGCAAATTGATAACAGCCGTTCCCTTGGTCGTTCCTGATTACTCCAGTTCCTTCACATGCACACATCTTAATTCCCCCTTAGAATGGTAATGCTTTTCTTCTGAAATCCTTTGTATCTTTGAAAACGATCGCTCTAAAGTTATTAAAAATACGTGATACAATCCGCTCGTCATATGCGCCCTCTAAACGCTCTCCTGTAAGGTTTGTAGTGAAGATGGTAGATTTACCTTGCCTTCCATCGAAAACATCGAATAACACCCTATTAATGAAGTTTGTTGCTTTTGTATTTGCGTCTAGCGCTCCTAATTCCGCTCCTAAGTCATCAACTATCAAGACATCTGCTCGTACTAACGTCCGTATGATTGAATCCTCAGTTAAGGAGGAAGCTTTATTGAATGTACTTTTAATCTTCCGTAGTAATTCGCCAACTGTAACGAAGACAACTGATATCCCTGCACCTGCAAGCTGATCTGCGATAGCATAAGCAAGATGTGTTTTCCCTGCTCCGCAATTCCCGGCCATGATCGTATTGAACACCTTCTCATTGAGATAATCCGTTGCGATGACCTTTGCGATTTCAAGGTTCTTCGCTCCTTCCTCGCTAGTAGGTTGATAGTTTTCAAAGTTAGCTTTCTTAATGTTGGAATCTGCAATCATACTTTGTTGATGGAATAAGAACTTCTTCTCATTCGCTTTATCCGCATCATATTTCGCCTGTTCTTGTTCCTGGAGCTTCTTACTTTCGTTTTCAAGGAAGCATCGAGGGCACACAACTTGTCCACCAAACTTCATCTTATTCACGCCATGCGTATCACAAACATCAGAATCCATAGTCATATTCACCTTTTTGGCTATATCGGTTGGTATTGCCAGTGCCGCTCTCTGCATTGTTCTTCGCTCCTTTATTTCGTTGGTATTCAGCTTCTAATGCTTCCACATCAATTAAAGTCTTAATGTTTTTGTTAGCCCACTGTTTTAAGATGCCTTCAGCGTAATTCCATTTCTTCTGTTGTTTTAATGCGCGTTCCATAGCTGCAATAACAAGTTCTTCACTTGTATCTTTAATCCACTGGTCTATGCCATCTGCCATGAATGGATTTAAAACTCCAATGTTACTTTCATAGAATGAGAAGGGATTCTTACTACTACTACTTATTGTTAAATCAGTATTGTTAAGATTAGTATTGTTAGGGTTCACCTGGTGAACTCCCCCCAGTTCATCTCCTGAACCCCCCCGGTTCATTTGGTGAACTCCCCCGTTCAAATCGTGAACGTCATTGATGTAATAAACGTTAGACATATCACCTTGTTCTTTGGATGAACGTTTTTCTTTTGTTACATAACCAATCTCGATTAATGTGTTCAAAGCTTTAATTACTGTGTTCTTTGACATTCCTACTTTCTTACCGATTGTTGGTAGTGAAGGGAAGCAACTTCCTGTTTCTTGGTTAAGATGTCTGCAAAGTACCATATACACAGCCATCTCTTTATGTGTGAGCCTTACATCATCTGCAACCTCGTTATCTATCATGAAAAATCCGCGTTTTCTTCTATCTACTAATGTCATTTAGTTCACCTTCTTCATCCAACATTCATAACTGACATTATCTGTGTATCCAATTGACCTAAATTCATGCTTACCTTGAAAACTTCTGCCACTTTGTTCGTAAAATTTACCGTTCTTATAAACTGGTTTGATTGGCGTTAAGAAATCAAAACCTCGCTCAATTAAATCGTTTGTAGCTATTATCATTTCGTCTTGAGTTTGTCTTCTCACAGGAACTTTAAACATCACACACTCTCCCTCTCGCATATTGCTATTCCATCTTTAACACTAGATATTTTGTAACCTGGATAGCGATCGGGAGTGATGTACTCAATCGCCTTTGCTTTCACTTCTTTTTCATTTCGTGCGCCCTTCCATACCCATGAAGGAAGGACGACTTTTGTTTCTGTTTTATCTAACATGGTTTCATCTCCTTAGTTTGTTTGCTCTATCACTTCAGCTTGTTCTTCTGTTTCTTCTGCTTCAATAAACTCCGGCTCCGCTGTAATATCCTTTCTAACCACTTCGTCATGCTGTGCTTGCGTTTGAACCTCAATACTGATTGGTAAGTATTTAAACATTGCTCTCACGACTGTTTTCTTTGCCATTTCTTCATAATCACTATCCCAAGGACTATAACTCTTTGTTTTAGAACGATTTCTTCGTTTTTCAATCTCACTTTTTGGCATGAACTCCATCTGATATCCACCATCTTTGAAGTGAGCAACTGCATAAGCACCGATAAATGCACCACGATCGCCAAATGAAGGTTTATGTTTCAAAGTAGGATGTAACCCTAACTCGTACTCAAATTCATCATGTTCAAATACTGCGTGAGCATAAATGCTTTGGATGTGACCAGAACGTCTTGCAAGGTCAATCATTCCTTTGTATCCGATGATGAATTGAACTTCCTTAACCCATTGAGGATTCTGTTTTGTACCTGCATTTTTATTGAAAGGGAGTAAGTAGCAATGTCCTAGTAATCCTGGTTCTAATCCAAGTTGCACCGCTTGCATTACAGCCCCCATAAGAGAAGGAACAGTACATTCTAATAGCGTTGGGTTAGTTCGAATTGTTGTAAGAGCTATACGGCTCATACGGTCCATATCCATGTGCTTTGGCAATACTTCCGCCATTCTCGGACCCATTTTCTTCATATAAGCTTCTACTGTTTGTTCAGGACTCACAGGTTTATTTTCAGTACGGTTTGCTAATTGATTTTTAATAGATTCATTGTTTGCCATTGTTCATTTCCTCCCTATTTAACTGTGAACTTTCTACTTTTAGATTCTTTTGAGTACTGCTTGTACAATTCCGGTTGTTCTTCTTTCAAACGCTTACTGTCAATTCTGTTGGAGAACTGTGTTTTCCAAGAAACCTTATAGTTCTCTGTTTTCCCAACTTCATTTGAACCAAGTTTTTCTTTAATTTTGTTTTCATACTCTGTTTTTTGTTCTTCTAACGCTTTAATTTCTTTATCTACTTGGTCACGAGCTTCTATTAATAACTCAACCTCATTCCCTAGCTCAATCTCGCTATCCTCAACCGAATCTGGATACATTTCTTTAAGTAATGTAGATGAAGCATCTGACCCATCAAACATTGGAGGTATTCTCTTCTCAACGTGATTCAACCAGAAGTATTTTTCTATATCGATTAAGTACTGAATAATTTCTTCATCACGATCAATCTTTTTATAGATGAATTTGTTACCGCCTATTAGTACCGCAATCCACCATGCTTTATACCCTGTGACAGCCATATAGTGTTGGCACTGTAGAAGATAAGATGCTGGTATTTCTTCGCCTTCCCACTCTTTCTTTAAATATTCAGATGCCGTTTTACACTCAAGTCCTACCTTCTCACCAACAACGAGCCTGTCCACGTTTGCTAGCATCCAAGGATAATCAGGATGTTGTAAGATTGCGTTACATGTTCTAACTTTTAAATCCGTTCGTTTACTGAATTCCTCTGCTACAATTTCCTCTAGCACATTACCGAAGTATGCCGCCTCGCTTGGCAATTGGTCTTTAACAATTTCACTTGTTTTGTCGTAATAAACTCCAATTGGAGAACTCCATTTATTTAAACCTGCAATAGCTGCTGCATCAGAACCGCCAATACCTGCTTTTCTTGCCTCTAACCATTGTTCATGGGCCATATCTTCAGTTGTTATAAGTACGTTCGCTTCCATGTTATTCACCCATCACTTTCTTTGTAGAATGAGACTCTACATATTGTTTGATGCATTCTGTTTCTGCGTGTAAATAATCGCCATCGAAATCTAAGCAACTTTCACCGTAGTATATTTCTCCAAAACATCCAGCACATTCTTCAATAAAATCTCTTGCTGATGAATCGTGATGATTACCATTTAATAGCGGGTTTTCAATCATTTCCTTTTCCTCCCTTTACTAGGAAAAGTCGATGTGGTACAATAAACGCATAACTTCGTGATCGACTTTTCTAAAACGACCTGTCTCCCAATGGGTCGTTTTTTCATGTTTTTGATAGTAACTAATCTACAAATCTGTTAAAATTTAGTTACCGATATGTGTTACAACTAGCTCGTGCTTCTGTACGGGCTTTTTTAGTGCTTGTCCATTGGCAATTACCATTCATTACGTTCTTGAACGATTTCTAATTGTTCCTTTGTTAATTCAACATGTACTGGATCGTAATTTCTTTTAATAAATTCAACATCATTATTAAAAGGTAGGCTTGCCATAAACTTATAAAAGTTTTGCAAGTCTTCTTCAGTTGGCTTTTTTAAGTCATTTTTTATTACGAAAAGAGCATCAGTAAATTCTTGTGTATCTAAATATTCATCTGACCAAACTCCGCAATCAGGTCCATCACATAAATAACGATCCTTATTCTTAGCTTTAAATGCTATTGCTGGTATCTTCATCTCTCATTTCCCCTTTCTTGATGCTTTGCGCATCGAAATATCCAGGAACCTTTTTAATAGGTGGGGGATACCATTAGGTTCCTGGATATTTCGACAAGCAAAGGCCTGTCATTTTTGTAAAATTGTGGTATTATTGATTTATAAAGTTGATAATTTGACTTTACCCTTATGAGCCTTGAGCCTTCACAATCAAGGCTCGTCCCTATTTAGCTAGAGTTATATACTTGTATGTTTCCTCAACCTTATCTGCGCTGTTATGTATTTCCCTAGCTCTTAAATCCTTTATGATCCACAAGATTTTCTCTCGTTCGTATTCATCACGCCGCTGTTTATTCATCGCTTTACCACCTTATTTATCTATTACTCTCCTGATTTGGTATAATGTTCCTTGAAAGGGGACAAATATATGACAGAGAATATTATCCAAATGATTTCAATCATCCTGACAACAACCATTTCGATTATTTCGGTAGTAATTGCAGTTAAATCTCTAAAAACCACACAAAAATCTATTGAAGAAGCTAATAGACCATATGTCGTTGTCTATCAAGAACAAATCCAAGTTTTAGCTAATATCAGGACCTATATAGTAGTTAAAAACTTCGGAAAAACTGGTGCAGTTATTGAATCTTTAACCTTTGAGCCTAATTATTATGATGCAGCCGATAAACCTGCATTCAAAAGCTTAGAAAATACCTTTATTGCCCCAGGTCAATCTATAATGACAGTAGCTTCAGCAAATAATCTTCCTAGTGAAAATGGAGGTATAACAGTTGCAACAATCAAATACAAAGATACTAACCGGGCTTATACCGAAAAAATAAGCTTGAATAATCAATTAATACGAGAGCTTATATTCTCTAAAACCAATCCATCCAAGTCATATTCAATAGAATCTGTTATTACCAAGACAGCTGAAGAATTACTTAGAAGAAACATTTAGAATTCTTGTTTGCTCTTCAAGAAATGATTCGAAGTTCTCTAATATCATCCGAGCTTCACCATAATTCAAGTCATGTTCAGCAAGTATATTAATTATGTCTTCTCTCACTTGCTGAATTTTTTCTTTTTTTAATGTGCCCCTATACATCATGATGTCTGCGTTCATTTCTGCTCCTCCTTCATAATCCGTTTATCTATCCGATCCATCAAATACATGAATCCACCTAAGAAAACGACGAACACTCCAACCATGAATAGTGAAAATGTGCTTTCTTCTAGCATTTACATCGCTTCCTTTCCAAGAAACTTGTTAATGAAGTAAAGCTGACCTTTACCTGTAACCTTTGATGTGAACCTAGTTTCGAATTCACCGTTACTGTTTGTTCTTACGTATGGTTGTCTTTCGAATAACCCCATATCCATTGATCGTTGAGTCGGGGAGTTGTACATGCTTCCTTCCTTACTGCATAAGTACCCGTTTTCTCTTAACCATCCGAACAATCTGTTTTGACCTGTATCAATCCCTTTTTGTTTAAGTAGTATTGCTAAGTCCTTAACTAAGATTGAGTTTATTGATACCTTGACTGCTTCTGCGAATGTTACAAGTGGTTGTTGCTGTAATACTTTTCGTTCAGCTTCAACTCGTTTTTGTTTTTCTTCTTTTAAGTTAGTAAGAAGTCCAATCATGAAGTCTGGATCAGTTACCGCTTTCTCAAGTGCTTGATCTGTCATGTATGCTCCATGTTTTCTAATAGAAGGAAGTACTTCACTTGTTACCCATTTTTTGAATGCTTTGGCTTGTGGTTTACGGCTTCTAAGTATTAATGAGTAAAGCCCTGATTCATTTACAACCATCATTTCACTTTTGTAATCAGAACCACTGTGCTTAATAAGCACCTTATCTTTTTCATCATCATCAAGGTATTTAGTTGAGTCTTTTGCACTTTTAAGTTCCAGTACATCCGTAACATCTTTCGCTACAAACCAAACATCCTCACCTTGTAACACCGTTCGAACTTGTCCGAACTCTTCATTGTTGAAAACTTGTAATTTGTTCATTCGCTTTTCCTCCCCCCTCTAGTTTCATTCTATGAAACTTAATGTTTAAAATTTTTTTCTTGTTCTTTAAACAAGATTGATGTTTCCTTCCCTAATATTTTGGATATTTTAACTGCTACATCATAGTAAACCCTTAAATTCCAATTAATTATTTTATAGCAGTATGACTTCGATATTCCTACCATTTTAGCTAATTCATGATATTTAAGTCCTGATTCCTCAAATGCTTTTTGAAGTTCTGTTTTTAGTGTTTCGTTTTGCATCTGATCACTCCCTTCTGATGCTTACAAATTTATTATAAGTTTCATTCAATGAAACTTCAAGTGTTTTCCATAAAAAATTTCAGAGAAGGAAACTTTTTGACTCTTTACGTTTCTTGTCAGGAAACTTTATAATGTAATTAACGTAATTTATGCTATGTCGTAAAAAGGGGAGTTATTTTGCATGGAAATGAAGGATAGGATTAAACAAATTCGAATAGATAACAAAATGAATCAAGAACAATTTGGGAAAGAAGTAGATCTAACTAAGGGAACTGTTTCAAAGTTCGAAAATGGAAAAGCTTTTCCGAGTCGTGAAACAATAGAAAAAATTGCGAAGAGATTTAATGTTCCTGTAAATTATTTATATGGAGAAAATAAAGAAAAAAACTCAAATGATGATAAATATGAGAAATTCAAAGAAATAATGGCATGGTTAGAACCTCTTCCAAAGGAAAAAGAAGATATGGCATTAGAACAAATGCTAGCTATTGCTCAAACTTTAAATAAACATCATAAGAAAATAGAAAAATAGCCTCTCGAATTAGGAATGGCTATTTTTTTTGATTTCTGCAATATATTCATCTAACTTTTCTAGTGCAAATTCTTCCACTGTATCTAAAAATAGCATTACGATCTCTTCTTTAGTCATCACTAATTCCCCCTGCATCCTCTTTGTAGTTTATAAATTTTTCATATCACTTTTTACTTACATTAAGAAAAAACGAAATTCTCCAGAAAGCCCGAAAACAAACGCGACTTCTTTTTTTATGTCCATATTATACCACGATAAACGAACGTACGTTCTTTTTTGCGTGATGTATTTTTAATTTTTATCCTTATCCTATTATTATAAACAGATATTTTAAATGTTTACCAAATGTGCTAGTTTTTTATAAATTAACTCCAAAAAACTTTAAAAATGAAATAAAAGCAGTAAAACGTGCATAATTTTATTATTCCTACAAACAGGACCGAATGGTTCTGTTTTTTATTTCCATTCGACGAAATATGACAAAATAGTTGTAACTGGATTTGTTATGCTTGTTTCAGAAATCTTATATATAGGAGCGGATTTTAATGGCAAGTAAATACACTAAACTTGATGAACGATTTGGCGTTATAGATTTTCCAGTAACACTTGCGGAAATGGTGGATATATCGAAAGAACTTCCTAAGACAGAACGAAAATTTTATGAATATGCTTTTGATGCATTAAAAAAGGTTATGAAGTCTGGAGAAAAGATATATGCTTTTGAAGTTGCTGATCCTAAACTAACGAAAACAGGTTTTATTGTTGTTGGGGAACATAATCTATATTTCGTGATGATGAAAGGTGGATTATTTGGTGGTGCTGAAGCAGAAGTAGTCAAATATAAAGATATTAAAAGTGTAGACTTTGATATTATTCAAGGCCCGTTTGGTGTTTCTCTTATGAATACAGGTATCCTTTACTTAGAAATGAAAAAGATGTTCGGAAGTAAAAAACGTACTATTAGAAACATTCCAGATTACAATATTGATGCACTTTTAAAAGTAGTTCGTGACAGATTGAAATAAGCATTTTGACAAGGCACTCGAAAGGGTGCTTTTTATTTTCTCAACAACCAATATATATAAATATGGTAAAATATTCTTGAGATGGAATTGAAGATACATTTGTGAAGAGAACATGTTGTTAAAAGGAAAATGGTTTATGGTGGAGGGCGCTCGTGAGGGTGTCTTTTTCTTTTTTTAAAAGGACCTGCTCATACATCCTTTATAAACATAGGGTAATGTAAACCGTTAAAACACATGAATGACTCAATGTTTTTACCTCCTATTGAAAGGAGGAACTATTATGGGCTTTGGTGGTAGTTGTGGTGGCTTTGGTGGCGGATTCGCTTTACTAATTGTACTGTTCATCCTGTTAATTATCATTGGTTGCAGCTGTTGGGGCGGAGGATTCGGCGGAGCTTGCTAAAAACAATTAGAAAAGACACCGATATTGGTGTCTTTTCTTTATGAAAAAAATCCCCACACATTGTGCAGGAATCAAACGTAAACAAATGCTTTGGGTGAACACCATCATAATAATACATATGTCACCCATGAGCAAAACAGGAAAATCATATTTTCCCTCCAGTAAAATATGAACGGTACCTCATGAAATGATGATTATGTGTAAGGAAATAATAATTTAGGTAACTTAGCATAGAAGCTCTAATTTAAGGAGCTTTTTATTTTTTCTCAATAACCAATATAGATAAATATAGTAGAATGGTAAGTGGATGGGAATTCAATATATATTATTAAAAGTAGAGTGGTTCAAGTCGGAGAAAGGCACCTTAGGGTGTCTTTTCTTTATTTCTTAAAGGGGGACCGCCAGTATTTTGGAAAAAAACCACGCTAAGAGCATGCAAGATTTTATACAGTTTTTCGGCTCATTTAGTAACAAAGGAGAACCCTAAAACCGCGCCAGGATAGGAATGTATAAAAATATGCATAGAATTATAGAAAAAGAAAAAGGCGAATCCCTTATGAGAATAAGATTTCGCCTTTTTTCTTGCTGCCGATAATGTTGCGTTATGTTAACCAGTCATGAATATAATATTCATCCGAATTTGTACAAGATTGTCCTTGCTAATGGTACAATTAGGATAATGGAGGGATATTATGAGTTATATTGAATTTTATGGAATACCGTTTCTTATAATCGGTACTGGAATATTCGTAATTATCAAGGCTGATTCACCAAAAATCAAAGCTAAAAATCTGTCATTCGTACTGATCTGTTTAGGGATAAATATACTCGTAATTCCAGTGGATTTATTTACATATGTGATGGCAGCAATCTCTCCATATAGTACTGAACTTGATTTTTGGAAAGGATTTCTTTTTATTCAGGGAATACCGCTCCTCATACTACTTCTAGCTTTGATATGGTGGTTTATCCGCAAAGGCAAAGAAAAAATCGACACATAAAATTTTAAAATGACTTCCGGTAACGATCATTATGTCAATCAGCTGTCCATATGGACAGCTGATTGTATTTTTTGCTTAGCGTGGTTTTTTTCCCAAATGCTGACGATACCCCTTAAAGGACCTGCTCATTCATCATTATAAAACATAAGGTAATGTAAACCGTTAAAACACAAGAATGACCCGATGTTTTCCCCTCCTAGGTAAAGGAGGAACCATTATGGGCTTTGGTGGTAGTTGTAGCGGCCACGGTTTTGCTGGAGGATTTGCTTTACTCGTTGTCCTCTTTATATTATTAATCATAGTTGGAGCTGCTTGCTTCTGCTAAAAAACAATGGGAGAGGACACTCATAAAAGTGTCTTTTCTTTATGAAAAAAATCCCCACACATTGTGCAGGGATCAGGAGCGAACCTTTCAGTTGAGTGAACAACTTCATCATAATGCATTCATCCTCCACTGGCAAAACAGTGAAATTGCATTTTATTAGGGGTACTTTTTATTTTCTCAATAACCTATATAGATAAATATGGTAAAATGTTAAGTAGATGGGAATTAAACAGATATTATTAAAAGTAGAGTGGTTCAAGTCGGAGGAAGGCACCTTAGGGTGTCTTTTCTTTATGTAAAAAGCACATGAATTAAATCATGTGCTTAAACAGATTAAGAAGACATAATTACTCTCATGAATCTATCTTCATAATATTTTTCTCTAATGTCCTCAATTACTAATTTTAATCCTATTTCTTTAGCAATTTCCAACACTTCTTCCCACAAACCATATTCCCCAACAGGTGAGGCGTCCATATAACGTCCTAATGACATATTTACTATTTTTTTGAAATTGTTATCTAGAGATTCTAAATTAGATGCAACACCGAAAGAAACATTTGGTTCATTCAATGATTCAATATCTACACCTTTAAAAATAGGATTTGATAATTCTAGATAACTAAAAGGACTTGGTTGGAACGGATCATTAGCACGATATAACCCTACATCATATATGTAACTATCTAATGTAATCCACGAATGGCAAAACTCTTTCGGAATTTTAGATGATGTTACAAACCCAATCTCCAATTTAGAGTTAAATCCTTGCTCTTTAAGTAAAACATATAAAATACTTGAAATAGTATGACAAGCTCCAATCCAATTATTTTTCATCGCGTGATTTAATACAGCGAAATATGTATTCACCAGTTTCTGATTACTATTAATTTCTGATGATAATCGAATAGCTCTTTGTTTCCAAACATCTTCATGACTTTTAATTATATTAATGCAACACTTTTTAAATTTTTTCTCACTTCCACAAGGACACAGCTCATTACGCTCGTACATATTCAAAATTCCCCTCCTTATATAAATTATAAATATTCAATCTCCTTTTAGTGTTCAATTGAATAATAAATACCTATCTAGAAGTCTTACTAATAATAGGATAACATACAAATATCTCATTTCTTCACTCATAAACGTTAATTTTATAAACTGTTTTTCTTAAATTTCACGTACTATATCTGATTAATAAACCCAAATTCCGAGATAAAAGATATTCTAACCATCCATCCCCATATCCTCTAACCAAGTAAAAAGTAATTCCCTTATTTACTCCTCTATCTTAGTAAGTACTTCCAACAGGACTTAAACAAACTCATATTTTTTCATCTATTCTTCGTAATTATACTTGACTGAAGGTCTTGAGGGTTTTTATCATGTGGGAACGATTAAGGAATACGGCTGGAAGGCAGGTTTATCCCCTACTTTGAAAGATCACAAAAAAAGTAATCAATCAAAATAGATGGATAAGCGTCTTTGTTTTCTCCATGCGGTCACTTATAAGGTATCCGTATGTATAGACCCTGTTCACTCAGCGATCTTCACCGCATACATCCTTTTTCTATGGCTTGTCCTTGTAATATCGTCCCTACACGACAAACTGAATGTACTCCCTAGCACCGTAATGCTAACGATAACCACCCGAACCTTTTAGAGAATCGTCCCTGGGCAAGTTCTCGCCCTCCCTCACCAGAAGAACAGGATTCCAGTGAGGGGCGCTGTTTTTGTAGGCGTATACTCTGTACCCCCTGCACGACCAACAGCAAGCCACGCCGTAACACGTTCCCGCTAAATGTATGGCAGCACGTAATTACAGCTTATCAGTTTTTTAAACGTGGTTTCAGGCAATTCCACGTGAACAAAAAACAAAAAAAGCATCTCCAATTCCTAAATGACCTGTACATTCACAAGACTTCTAGGTTTAGAAATGCTTGTTGTATATCTTTTGGAATATAAAATAATCAAAACTAGTATTTACTAGTTGATATTTATCCAAACAATAGATAAAATGGGTATATCAAAGAAGCCTCGTGAAAAGGCATAGTTGTTTAAGATAGTGGTGGTACACTACTTAAACCGAAGTTCTGTGTGAATACAGGTTATATCTAGCCAAGTGGTGGTACACTAGCTAGAGGAAGTCACTCCGCTAATGGTTACTAGCCAATAGCATATGGGAGTGGCTTTTTGTTTTCTGTTCATATTCAATTGTTTTATTCAATCTATTTATGTAGATTTGATTTATCAAACTATGTTTTGTTTTGTAGAATGATGCTTGTTGTTTATTACGTTACAACAAGCTTTTTTGTTTGTAAATGCCTATATCAGCCCGTAATATTTCACTCTATATAAAATTCGAATTTCATTTTTATACTTTTATAAATTTATACTTTTATAAAAAACTAGTTTTTCAAAAAAGAGAATGATATTTTTTTATACTTTTATAAAATTATAAAAGTATAAAAGTATATTTTTATAAAAAATACGCTAATAAAGCTTGATAATATAACCTTTTAAAAATAGGTTTTAAAAACTACCATCTGTTTATAGATTAATATTAAACTTTTTATAAAAGTATAAAATTATAATTTTATACTTTACCGGTGGTTTGTTGTGGTATAAAATCAAATTATAAATTTATAAAAGTATAAAAAAACTTTTTTTTACGAGGTGACGGAAAATGTGCAAGGTTATCACAACTGGGAACTTCAAAGGTGGGGTCGGAAAGACTACCAACGCTGTAATGTTAGCTTATACATTCGCGAAACAAGGAAAGAAAACTTTATTAGTAGATTTAGATCCTCAAGCGAATGCGACTGATTTACTATTCAATACCATGAAAAAAGTCCATTCAATCGAACCGGAATTCAAAAGAACATTAGCTATGGCTCTTATAGATGCGAACTTACAAAGTGCGTTGATTAATGTACTTCCTAACTTGGACTTGCTTCCATCTTACGAGGATTTACAAACATATGAGAAGTTCCTATTCAGAAATTTTGAGGATGACTTCTCACAAGATACTTATTTCGCAAAACAGTTAAGTATAATCAAAGAAAATTATGATTACATTTTTATTGATGTACCACCACAATTAAATAAATTTGCAGACAGCGCATTAGTCGCTAGTGACTATGTTATGGTCATTTTACAAACACAAGAAAGATCATTAAAAGGTGCTCAGAAATACATTGAACATGTATTTTCGTTAGCAGATGATTACAATTTACCATTAGAAATTATTGGGGCATTACCTGTACTGATGCAAAACGGGAATGAAATTGACAAGGATATCCTTCAAGAAGCCGAAGAGATTTTTGGTAAAGCTAATGTGTTCAGCAATATCATTAAACAGATGGCGCGTTTAAAGAGATTTGACAGAACAGGAATCACTTATAATTTGAAAGATGTGCATGATAAAAACGTTCATACTGTATACCAAAATATCGCAGGTGAAGTCGAAAAAAGAATCGAGATTTTGGAAGGAATGACAACAGTAAATGGATAACAAATTGAATATAGATAAAGAACAACTTGGTATGAGAAGAAAGAAAACTGAAGGATCAGTAACAATTACACCAGAAAGTAAAGAAAAGCAGGAACGGAGTTTTCCTGAAGATGATAAGCTCTTTGAAAAACCCAAGAGAAAACTTACTACGAAAGAGTTACCAAAGTCTTTCCGCGTCTCATTAGAAACACACACAGCAATATCAACACTTGCTACAATTGAAGATATGAAAATTTATGAAGTAATAAATATGTTAATCGAAGAAAAAGTTGCTTCATTACCTACCCCAAAACAAAAGTTAGTAAAAAACGCTGTGAAACAAGTACTTGAAGTAAAGAAAAGTCGAGAATAGGTATAAAGTTTAATTTTATACCTATCTGAATTTATAAATTTATACTTTTATAAAAATATAAATTTATAAAAGTATAAAAAAAGGAGTGGTTATTTTGGATAAAAAATACTTGGTGACTGTAACGCCTATTCAAGAAGATTCTAAACCACAGAAAAAGAGTTCATTGTCAGCAACAGACAGGAAAAATATAAAAGTATCACCTGAAACACTTAATAAAATAAAAGCCATTTGCACAATAAAAGACATAAAAAATTATGAGTTTATTGATGAAATTCTAGATTACTATATTGCTAATAAGTTGAATTCAAATGAGAAAAACAACCTAAATGAAATAATATCTATAAGAGGACAAGCATAACGCTTGTCTTTTTTATTTATTATCAAAAGTTTTTAGGGAGGATTGTAGATTCTTAGGGAGAATGTTGCAATAGGAACGAAAGGGGGAACGGATACAAATGAATCAGGAACAGTGGAACGGGGATCGTGACTCATTAGAAAAGTCTTATTGGACAAAGGAAGTTGCCGAGACTCTTGGTATAAGTGATAGCTATTTACGTAAATGGTGTTTGGAACTAGAGAAGAACGGATACAAATTTATTAAAGTTAAGGACGGAAAGAACAGAGAGAATCGAGCTTTCACGGAACATGACTTAATTGCATTACGAAAGTTTCAATCACTTATTGGGAATGCTGGAACGACACGTTCCATGGCTGCTAAAGTCATCGCCGAAGAATACAGTTCAGAAGATAGGAACGGTGGAACGGGGGCTGTTCCTGCACCTCTTATTAGAGATAATGATCGTGAGAAAGCCTTAGCGGAACTTAAAACACTAGCCTTTAACGATTGGAAAGACGAATTAAAATTAGAGCTTAGAGAAGAGATTAAACAAGAACTTAAAGAAGAAATACAACAGCATATGAAAGAGCAGATGCAATCAGCAGAGGAACGTCTTGGTGAACGTTTAAAGAGCCATGACGAACTACTCATGAAAACGATTCGCGAACAACAAGAGACTAAAAAGATGTTAGCTGCTGCACAGGAGAAGAAGAAATGGTGGCAATTCTGGATTAAATAGAATTGCTATACTGTTTCTTTTTTCACTTATCACCACACACATAGTGACTTCTTTGAAAAGAGAGGATTATAAAAAGCCCCGCATATGTAGGGCTTTTTATTTTGTAATGTTAACGTTTATATCTCAAAGATATTCAATTAATATTAAAATGATATTGTTGTTAACGATATATTTATAACATATCTCGCTAACATTAAATTAATATTAACGTTAACATTACATTAACGATATGTTTTAATAATATTTATAAATTCCTGCAAAGAAAAAAGCCCTGTTTAAACAGAGCTTTTAACAGTATTGCTTTTTAATTCATTAACTTCTTTCTCTAAATCTTTGATAGTCACAGACATATCTGTCAATAATTTCATCGTTCTTTCATTTTGTTCCACATCTTTTTGTGATACCTTTTGGGTTCTCTCTAATATTTCTTGCATACGTTCAAGTCTTTTTTGCTCTTCTTCAAGTCTTCTTCGTTCTTCTTCCAATACAGATCTTCTATTATTAAGCCCTATGGCCATAAACACCACACCTAATGCAATAACACTTGCCCCAGTGCTCACTTTATCAAGAGTATCTTTATCTAGTGATGTTAAAGTCCCAGTGTTTGGATAACTTAAAATACACATGGCTGCTAAAATATACAATAAAAAATCAAAAAATATCAAGAAATTAACTACCTTTTTATTTTTAGATTCTTTGAATTCTTTGCTTAAAAAATCAGCTATCGTTAAACACAATCCAGATAAAGAAATGCCGGTTACTAACGCTGGATCAATTTTTGTATAACCGAATAAATTATTGAATCCCAAATAAATTATTGCAGCCCCTATACATATCGTTATTTTTTCCATATCCTTAAACCAATTGTTTCTCATTAATTCATAACCCACCCTAAAATATTAATATAGAAAAAATTATATACTATTAACTCGATTAATTGAGAATTTTTTACTAATTGATCATATAGCTTTTGCAATCTCAACAAGTAACCGCATAAACAGCGGAATCATTTGCACTACAATGTAGCCAATCCCTGCGCGTGAAATAAGTGAGAATCCCCGTTCCTGGCTACCGACCATAATGAACAATCCACCGCATAAAGCCACCACAGATGCAATCGGATATGATACAGCTTTAATTAAAAAGATAACTGGTTCAAATGCATTTACGATACGGTTATACAATTGACCATCAATATAATTCTTTATTTTCCCATCACTCGATTGGATATCTTTAAACACTTCACTCGAGTCCACATCTGGACCTGCAGCGAAGGCATGAGTAATATCTATAAAGTTACTGAATATAATAGCACTACCGATTACTAATGATACTCGCACCGCAACAGGTGCGTATTTTTTTGCTTTCTTTTTGAACAAGCTCCATTTTTTCTTTGCTCCATAGTTACCATCCATAAAATCTTTGATGCTCATTGTCTCAGTTGCCATATGGACCACTCCTTATTTTTAGTGGAAATCAGTAACGGTAAATACGTTGCAATCTAATCCCTCACAAAGCTTCTGGATTTGTTTCCTTCTATACTCAGTTGTGGTGTACCAAATGAACTTAGGTGGCTTCTCAAATACATTACACTCAATTAACTTCCTATACTTTTGCATCTTCACACGGTTTGCACTCATTTTCTGCTCATGGTCTATCTCCACGATGTGATAACGTCCATTATCAGTGAAAAGTGCATCAGCAATAATTGAAACGACGCCTTTTACATTCATCTTCACTTCTTGCTTCCACGTTTTAGGGCATTCGTAAGCAATATAGATGTCATTTCTCATAATGTAGTGACGGAATTGATTAGATCGCTTGAGCACCTTCTTGCTCCCGATACGCTCGCGTCCCTCTTTATTGAGATAATAAACTTTTTCCATATCTCTGAAGCTAGATACATATCCTTCAAGATCTTTCATAACACGAGATGCATTTCTATCTCCACCAAGGTTATGAAGCACCTGTATTTGCTTTCTAGTTAAGAATCCCAATTTCTTCAAGCTCGAGAGAATATTTTCCGTCCTGGTTTCCTTCATGGCTAGCTTTTGCATCTTCATTCTCCTTTCTAGCTCTAATGTTGATATGTGGCTTTATGATGTTATCTATTTGTTTGTTATCGATGTACACGGTTTGTAGGACTGTCTTTTCGTTAGTCTGATATATAACCCTCCCTTTGATATTAGGAATGTTCTCTGCGCCTCCTTCGTCTAGTACAGCACGGCTACCTGCTTCTGTTTGTAGTCTGAAGCACACACGAGCTCCGATGTTTTGACGTAACTGCGATGGAAGTGCCGCGTTAGTCGGATATTGAGTCGCATACAGTAATCTGAATCCTGCAGCTCTGCCCCTCCTTCCGATATCGACAATGATATCTTGGCATTCAGGATAAGCAGATAAATCCGCAGCTTCATCCACAACAACAAAGTATCGTACAGGATCTCCTGCTTCTTTTATATCTTCGTATCCGTTTTCTAGTAAGTATTCGTTTCTATTATTCAGTTTAGTTTGCAACTCCCTTAGAGTCTGTAAGGATTCATCTGGATTTTTCGCAATAGATTCGACTTGATTAAGGAATCTGTATCGGTTGAAAGATAGACCACCTTTCAAATCGATGAGGAATAACTTTGTATTCTCTGGTTGGTTGCGTACAAGGGATGTAATAATTAGCTTTAATACATTCGATTTACCCATGTCTGTCATTCCTGCTGAGATCATGTGAGCGATTTTATCGAATTCGTGTTTTATCAATCCATCTCGTGTATATCCGATTGGTACTTCCCACCCTTTGCATTGTTTCATCATTTCTTCTTCGAACTTCACAAAGCTTGGTATTCCCTTCTCGTAAACTCGTATCTTCAACAACCCATCGTAGGACAGCTCAATTTCCTTTCTAACGCATTTTTTCTTATTTATGATGTTTTGTATTTGTTTTAAAATATCTTTTCCCAAACGAAGAGATTTAAAGTCTGATAGCTTGAAATCATAAACTTTACTTTTGTGGTTCAATCCATCTTCTAAGTGCTGTATCTTTTGTTCAAAATCGGAGAAACTAAGACCCAAAGGAATCCGGTATGCATATTCCACACCCCAGTCATTCCTTGTCTTGCGAAGCAGCTGTATTGTCCTAGTATCTCTGCCTTCTTTCACTTTCAAACCACAATTGGCGCAAATACGTTGTATCTTAGAAGCATCATTTGTTGCTCCTTTTTGATGCATTTTTGAAAATAGAATTACACCACCAACAGCAGCCGAACTTACTAACTCAAATATCAAATGTCTGCACCACCTCTCATCTTGTATTCTGAAAGAATAGTCCCTGAAGATTAGAAGAGATAAAAATGGCTATGAATCATTGAAAATAGTAATCTCGTAGTGTCTGAAGTATCATTCTGTGAAAGAATTCTATTTGGAATAGGTGAAACGAAGTTTTAAAAGACTATCAAATTGGAACGGTGAATCGTAATTTGTTTGGTATGGTAAAAGGTATTGTGTACTGTTTGGTCTTTATGTCAGTTTTTTTCTTGCGTTTAAAAAAATGACGAAAAGGGCAAACTATGGTTGAGGTGGTAAAATTGTTTGGATTAGGTAAAAAACGTAGTAAGTTTGGTCGTTGGTTAGACAAACAAGGAATCACACAAGGGGAATTGGAGAAAGCGGCTAAGTTAAGTAGAGGGACTATTTCGAAAGTATGTAATGATAAAGAATACATACCTAAATTCTCAACTATGTCCCAAATAACAAGGGGCTTGAAGAAATTAGGGAAAAATATAAATGAAAATGATTTTTGGATGTAAAAAAGAACAAC